TGCTGAAAATAGAATAGAAACTAAATTAGATGATGAAATTACTAGATCTACTAATGCTGAAAATAGAATAGAAACTAAATTAGATGATGAAATTACTAGATCTACTAATGCTGAAAATAGAATAGAAACTAAATTAGATGATGAAATTACTAGATCTACTAATAAAGATGAAAACCATGATAGTAGATTAAATGCCTTAGAGGGTAAATCTCATACACAAAATACTGACTTAGGAACTACTAATTCTACCTTTCAATTAAAATATAATACTGGTAATAAGATTAAACATGAATCTGATGCTATATCTGTAAGGAACTCTGCAGACACAGATTATGTTAATTTTATTGCTAATAATGCTACATTTAAAGGAGATCTTTTAGTAGAAGGAAAATCTTTTGTTACAGAAGCTGAAACTGTTGAAATTAAAGATAATCTACTTCTTTTAAACAAAGGAGAAGTCGGATCTGGTGTTACTAAAGGAATGGCTGGTTTAGAAATAGATAGAGGAACAGAACCTAACTATCAAATTGTCTTTGATGAATCTGATAATAGACTTAAAGCTGGAGAGATTGGAGATATTCAATGCTTAGCTTTAAGAGATGGAGATGATAGTATGACTGGTGGAATGTTTACTTCATGGGATGCAACCACCAAAAGACTAAAAACTACCAATATTGTTCCTGAAGACAGAGAACTTATATTTAGTGGGCCTAAAACAGTTAGTTTGTTCTATTCAGATATATATGAGGGATTGGCACTGAGTAAAATGGGCGATGGTAGTTTTATAGCAATCTCTCCATCCTCTGCAGAAATAAAAATAGATTCTAAACCAGATGACATATATTATTCTGGAAATATTAAAGCTGATAGTTTTGTACGATCTACAGATAAATCCCCAGCTTTACATGAAGCAGATCTAGTAAATGATCTAACTACAGGAGGTGCTACTAAACCTCTAACAGCAGAACAGGGTAAGTTATTAAAATCCTCTATTGACGGTTTAAGTACAGATCTATCTAAATACGCTTTACTTGCTGGCAATAATACTTTTAGTGGGAGCAATACATTCGCTTTAAATAAATTTCAAGTTGGAACAGGTAGTTTATTTAGAGTAAACGCAGACACAAATCTTATTGTGAATGGCATTGTTACAGGAGGTTGGAATAAAGAATTAGTGTATTATTCAAGAGAAGCATCTTCTTCCACAGCTGTAAAAAGAGGAGCTTTCGGTATAAAAGCAGATGGGGCAACAGAACCTTTAGATACTGATTATTTATATTTATCAGTAGGAAAAGAAAACTGGAGTAGTGCCCAGTATAAATTTCAAGCTAATAAATTAATAGTTCCAAATACCTGGAGATTAGGAACAATATCTGACTTTAACTTAATTACAGTTAATGATGTTAATGAGGTTAGATTTGGTTCCAACAGTATTCCGAATTGTTTAGTTTCCAACAACACAGACATAACTCATGTTAGAGGTTCAGATAATTATAAAATCTACGACTCCTATAACCTCCCCAACCCTGTTCAAAAGACTGATCTAGCATCTTATTTACCTTTGGCAGGAGGCACACTTACTGGGGATTTAGTGTTAAGTAACAATAACTATATAAAAGGAATTGTATCCACTGGAACCCCCATACAAATACTTGGACTCAATTCTTCCAATACTATTTCAGTAGGTAACGGTTCTTATAATTTACTATTATACACTGGAGCATCAGATATATCACATTGGAAAGGTGGTACTAGTTACAAAATTTGGGATGCAAGTAATGTTTCAAGACCTCTTGATTATGTGGACGGTTCTGCTGACAGTGTAACTAGTGTTTATACTAGAATCTTGGATTTAAATGGAACTAGATATTCATTTATAGGAACAGGAACTGCTGTTGTAACATTATTCGCTCCTACCACTGCTGGCACTTCAGGTCAGGTACTCCAATCACAAGGAGTTGGTAAGGCACCTATTTGGGTAGATGGAGATACAGTTGGTGGAAGCAGTGTTTCTCTTGATGGGAAGAATACTTGGACAGGCGTAAACATTTTTTCTGGAACTGGTCTTGTTACTAATCAATATGATTCTGGAAGCACAGAAATTCCTGCTACCACTAATTATTCTATTAGGCTCGCATGTAGTGGTTCTTATGATAATTATGGTTTTGGTGCGGTTAAATCAGAAGAAATAGGAAATAAAAAATCATACGCTTACATACAAACACCTTCAGGATACTTTACTTTTGATAATTCTGGTTCTCTTTATACAACTATCGGTAGTACCAAGTATGAGTTCTGGAATAAACAGAATTTAGCGAAACCTATTATTTATAATACTAATTCTAATGGAGATGGTATTTTATATAAAGGAGATAGCACCTCAAACAGGATTGATAGTCTTGAATTAGTGGGGATCTTGCCGCCAACGAATAATGCTGTGCCATTAACAAGTGGGGGAATTGGTGGACTTGGTAATATTGAAAATGCTTACGCGGAAGCGTATATAAGTGATGTTCATGCTAATAATATACTTGTATCAAGATTTCCTGTTAAAGACTCACAAAATTATTTTGAAATCACTGCTAATGGGATGTATTTTTATGATATGGAAAATCAGAAAAAATATAAGTTAACTATGGAACAAGTCTCATAATAAACTAATTAAAATAAAGTATGATAATTTACAACACTAAAGAAGAAGCTAAGGCAGTTCTTAGAAATAGGAATCTGCCTTTTGGTTCTTCCATAATTTTAAATTCTAAAGAAGGAGATCTGTTAGGCATTCAAACAGAGAAAGAGATTAAGTTCTTAGATATGAATACTCTACCTCCTTCTAATGGTAAAACAAATCAAGTTCTTAAACTAGATGAAAATGGTAATGTAGTTTGGGCTGATGATGAGATGAGAGATATTGTAGATAATCTTAATAGCACTGATACAGATAAAGCTCTTAGTGCTAATATGGGTAATTATCTACAAGATAATAAATTTGATAATGATTTTATAAACAACATTCCTTTAATCTCAACAGTTGCATTTGTACAGGAATCTGGTAAGTTAAATGCTTCATTTACTAAATATACATACACTAAAAAAAATAATAGCTTTGGTAGTACTAGTTATAAACTAGAAATACCTTTAGCTACTGCTAGTGCTAATGGAGTATTAAGTGTAGACCACTTTAAACTATTGACTAGTATAGTTACCAATGCTAGTACTATAACTAATGGTATAGTGCATGCATTTACTGCTCCTACATATACAGCAACTACTGTCAGTCTTAATTCAAGCGTATTATATAAAAATGCCAGCAATGCTTGGGTAACTACTTCTAATAATAAAAGTATCTCAGCAGCAACTACTACTAATGCAGGAGTGATGTCTGCAGCAGATAAAGTTAAATTAAATAGTGCAGTTATTAATACTACATCAGCTACTAAAGATACTTTAGGACTAGTTAAACAAGCAGCTGACCTAACAGACCTTGGAGCAGATGCTGATTTAGCTGGTGTTATAGCTCAATTTAATCAATTATTAGCCAACTTAAAAGCAGCTGGTATAATGTATCAAACAGTTTAAAATAATATGTCTAGAGTGTTCTATGATAGTAAATTAGCCAAATTTCTATTGTTTGATGGTTACACCACCATTATGTTATTTGGTTTTATATTTACTAAGTATAAAAAACTAATGCCTTCTACATTAAGGCATGAGAAGATTCATTGTAAACAGTATGAAGACTGTTTAATTGCTTTCTTATTACCTTTTATTTTATTAGGTATCTTACATAGTTGGTGGTGGATGATTCTTTATCCTTTAATGTTCTATATATTGTATGGCATAGAATGGGCTATTTCTATGATTTATAATACAATTAGAATGTTAATAGTGGATAAAAGGTTTCATCCCATTAGAGCTAATGATAAAGCCTATTATGCATCTGCTTTTGAGATGGAAGCTTACGATAATGAAGGTAAAATAGACTATTTAAAGACAAGAAAAAAGTTTGCTTTCATAAAATATTATGGAAAGGTTTAAACATTAACTATAGAATTTTGTATAGTTTTTAAAAATTTTGAAAATTTCTCATCTAACACCTTATCTTTGTATTGGAATTAATTGGCCAATATTCCAATATAAACTAACTAACAACTTAAATTTTAAAAACAGGGCAAGAGTTTCGATGATGCTGCTTCTAAGGGAGTAGCAGGTGCAGGTCTTGGATTGACATACTAGTCCCATATAATAGAAATATTATATGCAAATCCCTTGAATTGCTGGAAAGTCCTAATATTTAGGATAATCAGCAGCCAAGCTTTATATTAATTATAAAGAAGGTTCAGAGACTATCTAGAAATAGAGTACATCACAAGCTAATGGTGATGGAAGTAGGGGACATCTGAAAAGATGATGATATAGTCCAAACTACATGTATATATAAAGATGTAGAAGTTCATTAGAGAACTGTGTAGAGCTTGCAACTCTATATGAATAAATTGTAGGTATAGCTGGAACAGCTCTAGGTTTGTGGGCACTAGTAAAAAATGGTGGTAATCTTTTAAGTGGTATTGGTAGTGGAGAAACTATTATAGCCAATAATACTTTAGGTTATGGAGCCACTGCAGCTGGTGGATTTGGATATTCACCTTCTGAAGTATATATGTCTGCTAAACAATGTGAAGATAATATTGCATTAACTAGAGCAATCTATGATATTCGCATTAAAGACTTGCAAGAGAAGACTGGTATTTATAATTATTTTAACGATAAATTCTGTCAGGTTGAGAAACAGGTAGCTGCTTTGGAACAAGCTAAACCTTATGAGCAAAAGATTTTGGAATTGCAATTCCAATTAGCTCAAAATCATTCAGACAGTTATACTGATAAGAAAACTTGTGGAGTAATTTATGGAGTGAATGTATTGCCTGAAACTCCAGTAGTAACAGGTTATGAAGGAGCTAATGGTCCTTGGGGATCATGTGGTTGCCCTAGAGTAGCTACTTCTTCTAGTACTCCTGCTGCATAATTAATGGGGAGATTAATTTCTCCCCTAATTTAATCTTATTACTATGAAAAATATAGCAGAACAATTAGCTGAACAAGCTCAATTAGCACAAGAAAGATTAGGTCAATTATCTAATAATAATATTCAGAAATTACCTAAATCAGTGTCTGAAGAGATTTTAATAGAATTATCTGGTGTATCTGAAACAGATATGCTTACTATGAATACTATTCCAGAATTTATAGAGGCAAATAATCTTTATAACCAACACTTTCAACTGTTCCTTCTAAATAGATTTAAAGAAGAATTTAGTTCTACTAAAGAAGGAAGAATTATTTCTGAGAACCTATTAAAAGTTATCAGAGAATGTAAATCTAAAGCAGTTGAAATTAATAAGCAGAAGTTAGAAGATTTAGAAGAATATAAGAAACATCAGCTTGAATTTGAAGAATGGTTAAAAGAAAAGAATAAGTTATGATATCAGATGTAGAAATTTTTAAACAAATAGCTCCTAGATGGATTAAAAATATTATAGTGCAGCTAACAGGAAATAGTTTTGGTACTAAACTAATACTTCCTTTAGTTGATGAAATAGTAGAAAACAAAATAAGTTCTTTTGTTAGCTTACTGGCAGATTCAGAAGGTAATCTGCATCTAGATAGATTACTGGATAAATATCTCAAACTAATTGATGAGGTAGGAGGATTTAAGTTTAAGCTTAGTGATCTTCCTAATGTTCCTAAAGGTTTAGCTAGTTTGATTAGTAATAAGACTTATGAGATAGAAAGATCTGATCTTGAATCTCTAAAAACCTTATTTAATAATGCTAAGAATGAACAAGTTAAAATAGATCAGTTATGAGACAGTTAATGAATAAACTATTTGGATCTAGATATAATTCTGACATGTATAGAGACTTTGAAAACAAAAGAAACTATGAAGATATGAATATGTCTAGAAGGTATTCTAACAAACCATTTGAGCAAGAGAACTATCAGAACAGATCTTTTGAAAAGACTGGTAAGGATAAAGAATACTGTGATACTAGAATGATGGAACATGTTAGAGAACATGGATATCATCTAGATAAAGAAATGCTTGACTATGGTCTATTACTATTAGATTTTGAAGATGAAGAGCCTTGGTCAGTTGAAGAAACTGAAAGAGCTAGAAAGAATAATAATCTTCATTTTACTGGAGAGTTTTCTCCTGTAAATAAATATGATTTTAACTTTATTATGAATAAGAAGAAAGTTAAAGAAAAATATGAAGGTAAGTCTATTAATGAGCTTGCTTATAATACATATAAGTCTTTAACTGATGATTCTTTTCCTTATCCTGAAGCTAAAGCATATTTCATTTTCTTAACCTATTTGTATAGTACTATGGCAGAGAAACATGACCTTTTTAGATAATTTAAATTATAGCCCTCTATCTTAATTGATAGGGGGCTTTTTTATTTTTAATAAGTTTTATTATGAAGTTAGTTTTAAAAAGAATAAATAATCAAGATACTTACTGTGAAGGTGAGTTATATATAGATGGAATTAAGTTCTGTTCTACAATAGAAGATACAGATAGAGGATTAGATAATAATATGTCTGTAGAAGAGATTAAGTCTAAGAAAGTATATGGAGAGACAGCTATTCCTAAAGGAACATATCAAATCACTTTAGATGTTGTTAGTCCTAAATTTAAAAACAGATCTTGGGCACTATTCTGTGAAGGTAAATTACCTAGACTATTAGATGTTCCTGGATTTGATGGAGTATTAATACATGTAATGAACTCTGCACTAGAATCATCTGGATGTGTAGGAGTAGGAATTAAAGATAGAGATGGTCATATTTGTAATAGCACACAAACATTTAAAGACCTATACTATAAATTAAAGTCAGCAACAGATCAAATAACTATAACAATAGAATAATATGAGTTTAAAATGGAAATTATACCTAGCAGCATTCTTTGTGTTTCTAGGATTAGTATGTACTATTAGCTTTCAAGCTAAATATATTAGTAAACAAAAAGCTAATATAGAAAGACTATCACATAACCAAGAAGCTTTGACATCAGAGATAGTTAACTTTAAAACTAAAGATTCTCTTAATGCTGCAACTATTAAATCACTAGTAGTTACTACAGAAGAATATAAAAGCTTTAATGAAAGCTCTAGGAAGCAAATAGAGGCCCTAAATATCAAATATAAGAGACTTTTAAAAGTAAATCAAACAATTACTCAAGAGAATCAAAATCTCCTCTTAAATAAGCTAATAGACACCTTATATTTAAAGGATACTATTATTAAAACAATTACAGCCACATATAGATCTCCTTATTTAGATTTAGATGTTATAGACTTAGGAGATAGATACAAAATAGAATATCAATCTAGAGATACTATAGATCAGATACTAGAAAATATTCCCAAGAAATTATGGTTTATTAAATATGGAACTAAAGGATTTAAAACTACATATGTAAATAAAAATCCTAATGCTAAAGTAACAGGATCATCAGATTATATCTTCAAAAATAAAGTTTGGAAAAAGCTATAAAATTTTGTATCTTTGTATCTTAATTTTAAACACTATAGAATGAAGACAAGAGAATTAATATTTAGAGTATTACAGTTTTTATCTATTAACTCAGATGATTCCATTCAAGACTTTTCTGAGGAATATATATATAATGTATTAATAGATAAAAGAGCTTTACTTTTAAAACAACACTACAAAGATGCTAGGAAGGCTGTTCCTAGATCTTGTTATCAAACATTAAATGTTCCATTAGAAAAGATTAGAGTGGTTCCAGACTTAAAATATTCAGAAGTATTATTAAGATCTGTAGACAATATTCCTGAGATGGTAGACTTTGCACAAGAAGCTGGAGTGGCTACTACTATTATAATGAGTACAGACTATACAGCCATTCCTTTTAATCTAGTTACATTTGAAAGACTTCCTACTGTTGGTTCTAGTAGATGGACTAAAGATCTATTATATGTAGCTTTAGGAAATGAAAGATTGTATTTAAAATCGTTTAATCCTTCTTTCACTAACCTAAGTAAAGTATTAATATTTGGAGTATTTTCAGATCCATCTAAAGTGTACTATGCTAATGGAAATGAAGGAGATTTTTATGAACAAGATTTTCCTTTAGACACCTCTATGGTAGATCCAGTAATTAAACTAACATTAGATGAATTAACTAGAATACAAAGACCTAAAGATATTGTAAATGATGGAGAAGGAATTGAAGACCAACGATCAAGAGTGTAGGCCAGATAAAAGGGTTCATAAATTTAGTAATTCTTATGGTATAGAAGACTATTGGAGATATTACTGTAGAAACTGTAAAACTATTCCTTATGCTAGATATAAAGAGATATTAGAGTATATTCTTAATGAATATGCTCTTCTTATTTCTGATAAAGCTATGGATATGAAATTTCCTTATAGACTAGGACAGATTAGAATAACAAAATGTTTTGTGACAACTAAGTTTGAGGGCGATGAAATAGTTAATAATATGCCTATAAACTTTAAAGCTACTAATGAATTATGGAAATCTGATCCTGAAGCTAAAAAGAATAAACAGTTAGTGTATCTTTTAAATCAACATTCTGATGGTTATATGTACAGTATTAGATATACTGTCTCAGATATAGCTGATAGGTATAACAAACTAAGATTTCTTAAATATAGACCTGCTAGAGCGATGACTAGAAGATTTGCTAAGAATATAAAAGAACACAAAATAGACGCACAAGAACAAGAGAGATATGAGGTATGTGAAACTAATTGAACTGATTGATAGACTTAAGAGTAACAACATAATGGCTGATTTAAATTATGAAGCGGTAGTAATATATGTTACAGATTTCTTTCATATTTTAAATTCTCCTAAGTTACTAAAAGATTTCAAGACAGATCCAGATATAGAGATAAAAGATTACATGGGGAAACTACCATGTAATTTTGTTAAAGAAGTTCAAGTGAGAATGAGACATCATAATAATGATAAAGCTTTCATTCCTATGAGAAAAGCTACAGATTCCTTCCATCCAGTAGGACAACAGCAATGTTATCAAGAAGGTCCTTCAGACATAACTTATACTATTAATAATGGTATGATTTATACATCATTTAGAAATGGATTTGTAGAGATGGCTTATAGAGGGATAGTAGTTGATGAAGATGGTATTCCAATGGTTCCAGAAAACTTTGCTATTATGAGAGCTTTAATAGACTATATTAAGGTTCAATACTATACAATACTAGTAGAGAATATGAAAATGCCTTATCAAGTACTACAGATGGTAGAACAAAGATATGCATGGTCTATTGGTAGAGCTAGTACTCAACTACATCAGATGTCTTTAGATGAAGCAGAAAGCTTTACTAATATAGTTAATAGACTTATTCCTGATCTTAGACAACATGATAAATATTATTCTTCACTAGGAACCAAAGAATATTTAAGAGTACAATAATATGGGAATACCTAAAATAGAAAAACACTTGATTAGAGGAATTAATCAAGATGTATCAAAATCTAAATTCAGCAATGAATATGCATATGAAATAAGAAACGCTAGACTATTAGCCACTGATAGTCAAACAACATTTGCTGTAACTAATGAAAGAGGAAATAAAGAATATAAGATAACAGATGATAAAGGAAATTCATTGGCTATTAAAGGTATTATTATAGGACACTGTGAGATTAAAAATTATATAGTTTTATTTACACATCAAGAAAATCCTTCTACAGATAGAATATATAGGATATGTACAGATAATAATCAAATGATTACTATCCTAGAAGGAAATATGAATTTTAATCTTAACCATAAGATAGAAACTATAGGGTGGTATGAATCAGATTCTATCATTAAAGTTTATTGGGTAGATGGTTTAAATCAACCTAGATATGTTAATATAGCTGATGGAGCAGAGAACGATATAGATATTATAGATTTTATTCCTGAAATTAGTTATGGTGATATTAAAGTGGAACAAACAACAGGAGGAGTATTCACAGCAGGATTAGTTCAATATGGATATAATCTATATAGAAAATATGGAGCTCAAACTAAGTTAAGTGGTCTAAGTGAATTGTATGCTATTACTAACAATGGCAAAGGATATGAAAAAGATACTAATGTTCCTGTAGCCTTCAATATTAAAGTAGACAATCTAGACAATAAAGGGTTTAATAATATAAGATTATATAGAATACATAGAACAGACTATAACAGTCTACCTAAGATAAGTCTTATATATGATGGACCTATAAAAACTACTTATAAAGATAATGGTCAGACTTCGTTAGAAGATATCTCATTAGAACAACTATCCTTTCTAGGGTCAGACTTTTTAATTCCTAATTGTATAGCTCAGCATTCAAATAGATTAGTATTTGCTAACTATAGAGAAGAGCATAATAATTTACAAGACCTTACAGATGAAGAAGGACAATATAAATTTCAAGGTGGCAAGGAGCTAGATAATGCAGGAGGAGCATATAATAGTTCAGATAGCGATCTTATTAATGCTGACTATCATTATATATACTATAGTCTAGGGGCTGATCCCTTAGAAATAGACACTTATTCTTTATTATCAGAAGAACAGCAGAACTTTACTAGAGATGTAACTAATGATATAGTTGTTGCTAATGAAGAATGGAAAGGTAATATACAGACCAGTTTAAAATATAATCCCTATCCTGATAATCAGAAAGGAAAGGTTAGAACATCATTTAAAAGAGGAGAAGTATATAGATTTGGTATTCAATTCTGTGATTCTTATGGGCAATGGTTAGAAGTTATATATCTAGCTGATATTAAGATTCCAGTAAATAGTAGTGATGTTAAGTCTAATCCTAGAGGAAATATTGGTAATTATTCTATTACTCCATTTATAGAAGCAGCTACATCTAATCAATTAGAACATAAAATATTTGCTAACTATTCTAGAATAGCATTCACTATTCCAACTAATCTATGTAAGATTCTAGTACAAGACTTTAATATTACTAGAGCTAGAATCGTTGTAGTAAAAAGAGATTCTTCTAATTCTACTGTCTTAACACAAGGTATATTAACACCTACACTATTCCAAAGAACACAAAGAGATACAGGATTTTGGGCTATGCCAGATTATCTAACTAGAAACTTTGGTATCAATAGTCCTGCTAAGAGAACAAAGTCTACTCCCTACTCTTTGCCTACGCATTCTATCTTCCCAGCTAAGGGAGTATTTCAACCTTTATGTGGAACTTTATCTCCTTATTTAGATCCATTAGGAACAAGTACTGAGAGTTATGTTTATGATAATATAGAATTGGATTCTACAGATTCTACATTTGAAACTCCTATATCTATAATAACAGAAGCTGTAGATCCAAACTATTGTTTATATGGAGATAGTAGTATTGTTAATATGTGGTCTCCAGAGATATCTTTCCCTAATCAACCTGTATTAGATTTAAATTCATGTGCTGTTAAACTAGTAGGAAAGACATATAATAGATGGACTCTATCTACAGTAACTACACTAGATTCTACTAATAATAAAAATGTTAATGTTAGTGGCAATATTCCTGGCTATGAAGATAGAATATTAACATATTTAAGACCAGGAAGAAAAGATAATCAAGGATTAATCTTTACATATGATAGCCCTACTAATAATCATAAAGTATCTTATTTTAGAGCCTATTATGGTTTTGATTATCTAGAAGCTTCTACAGCTGATAAAAACATTCTATTAAAAGAAACTAATGATAAACAATATGGAGGTGCTAATAATGGAACTGTAGACTTATTAATGAAGAATATAGGTAAGTCTATAAAATATAATTCTAATATAGATATACATTATACAAATGAGGATGCTACTAAATCTATTACATATAGAGGCAAGACTTCTCAACATATAGTATTTCCTGCTGTTGTAGACAAAACTGAATATAATAATGTACAGCCTTATTATAGTTATAGTCCAAATACTTCTACTAGTGTAAGACCAGAATTTACTGCATATAATGGAATTAAATATATTTATATAAATGATGTAAGTAACAATCTTGTGTCTGAAAATTGGACTACCAATACTTTACCTATAGTAGAGTTAGTTAGAGATTTAGGATCTCCTAAGGAACAATATGGAGACCCAGATAACAATAACAATGTTTATATAGTATGCAGTAAAGAAGTTCCTATAGAGTATTCTAGTACTGTACAAAAACCTATTGATATAGTAGCAGATCAAGGAGATATATATCTTCAGAGATTTAATCTATTAAAGTCTTATATCACAGATACACAAGCCACCAATGGTGTTGCTGAAGTATTATCTTTTATGGTAGAATCCACAATAGATCTAGATAGAAGAGTGGATAATTCAGATAAGCTTACAGATGTTAAATACACACAGCCAGAAGAGTACTATAAGTTTAATGAAGTATATAATCAATTAAATGATCTATTTACTTACTCTCAAATACCTTCAGATGTAGATGTACAAACTAATTTTCCTAATAAGATAATTGCTAGTAGTACTAAAGTATTAGGATCTAAGATAGATAATGCTACTAATATTCTACAGAATGAATTTATGGATTTAGATGGACAGTATGGAGAGATAAGAAAGCTACAAGAATTTAATAGTTCTATGTATGGATTTCAAGATACTGCTGTTAGTTATTTAATCATTAATCCTAGAGTTCAGATAACTCCTTCTGATGGAGTACCTATTGAATTAGGAACAGGACAATTCTTATCAGATAAAAGATATATTACTACTAAATCAGGAACTACTAATAAATGGGGTGTATGCTCTTCTAACACAGGAATATATTATGTAGATGATCTTAATAGTTCTATTAATAAGATATCAGGAGAAGGACTACAAGATATATCTACCAATTATGGACTACACTCTTACATGTCTAATCTAGATTTAACTAAAGACTTTCTTTCATTCTTTCATAATAATAATGAGGAGATATATTTTAATTTTAAAGATAAAGAGTCTTTAGTATTTAGTGAAGCTGCTAATGCTTTTACTGAGTTTATGGATATCACTCCTAATGTGTTTATTAACTATAAGGATACATTCTTAACAGATCATATTATTAATGATAAGGAGTTCCTATACCTTCAATTTGAAGGAGATTATAATAATTTCTATGGAGAGCTAAAAGATAGTTCTATTACTATCATCTCTAATGAAAATTATGATCTTGATAAAACCTATGATAATATAGAGTTTAGATCTGAATGTTATTCTTTAAAAAATAAGAAATGGGATAAAGATGTATATAATGAAACATATAATTATATACATTCTTGGAATGAGAGACAAAATTCAGAAGAAGTTCCATTAATATTTGGTAATAATCTAAAAGAAAGATTTAGAATATGGAGAACACCTGTTCCTAGACATTCAAAATCTTTGATTAGAATGAGAAATGGATGGCAATTCATTAAACTAGGATTAAAGAATGATAATAATAGGAAAATTATATTACATGATATTAATGTTAAATATTCTATATAATGGCTACAGAAAATAAAATTCCATATAGACCTAATGATCAGATTGATTTTAGTAGTCTAAAAAAAATAACTAATAGAAAATTCAATGAAGATAATATAAGATATATTTATAATAAATTATCAAATTCTTATTTAAGTAAAGATCAGATATCAACAATATTAGCTGCTATTATATCAGAATCTGGTGGAGATCCTTTTATTAAAGGATCTGGAACTTCTAAGGGTTTACTCCAATGGTATGATGATAGATATAAAATTTCTAGTGGCAATCCCAAAACAGAATTAGATAATCAAATATCTTTTATTTTAAATAGTCTTACTAATATTAAAGACAATAAAAGTTGGACACATGGAGGTAAAGGATCTGGTTATAATAAAAGTACTGATGCTTTTAATGAGTTTTTTAATAAAGAATCAGATTTAGAGCATCTAAATAAATCATTAAATTTAGCTTTTATTAGGCCTAAGGGTAAACACAATTCAGTACAAAATAGGTTAAATATAGCAAGAAAAATAGGATCTATTATAGGAATTGGAAATGATTTTAATGAAATTGCAGTTTCTGCTCTAAAAAAAGTAAATAATAATCCTACTAATTTTATAAAAAGATTAGAAGATGTTAATAGAAAAACTATTAAAGATTGGGAAGATCCTACTAAAGTAGCTACACATAAAATGTCCTGGGCTCAGGATGATCAAAGTGCTTTAATTTATCCTAATGTCCAAGAAGTTGATAATAGATTGGTTGATTATACTAAAATTCCTTATAGAGAAGAAGCAGCAATTGATTCTGCTTATGATAATAAAGATTTTATTAGAATGTCAGAAGAAGAGGCAAAATGGTTTACAGAAAATTATAAAAATTATTTTCCTACTTTTAATGAATATAAAAATGGTGGTAAAATGAGTATACATATAAAACCTGAAAATAGAGGTAAATTTAATGCTACTAAAAAAAGAACAGGTAAAACCACTGAAGAATTAACACATAGTAAAAATCCATTAACTAGGCGGCGTGCGGTATTCGCTATGAACGCTAAGAAATGGAAACATGCTAATGGAGGAGAACTATTAGGATTAGATTATTATACTAACAAACTAGCAATGGAAGGAATATTAGATTCTCCTATGGTAACTAGACAAATAGATACACCAGTATTAAAAGCTGATGCTCCTAATCCTCAAATGACTTTAAAAAAACAGCCTATTAATTCTAGTGATGGTTCATTTAATATAGATCCTTCTCAGACAGTATCTAATGTGTCCACATTATTCTCTGGACCTAATATAGTTTCTCAGGGAATGAACCAACAAGCTGGAGTAGATGAAGGAGATAATTACGATCCTAACTATATAGATGTATCTAAAGTCAAAAAAGATTTTAATACAGGACAAACTCTAACTAGTAATGTTGGAGCAGGATCTAGTATAGGTGCTACTATAGGATCTATTATTCCTGGTGCAGGAACACTAGCTGGAGCAGCAATAGGTGCAGTAGGAGGAGCTATAGTAGGAGGTATTAAATCTATCTTTGGTAATAAAAAAGCTAAAAGACAAGAGAGAAGAGCTAAAGAAAAAGCTAGAGGATTAAATACTATGACTACTATGGAAAGTTATATGGGTAAAGCTTATGGCTTTGCTGATGGTGGTAATTTAAGTAATGTGATGGGTAGAAAATATTTTGCTGATGGTGGATTAACTACATTTAATAATGGAGGTTCTCATGAAGAATCTCCTATAGGAGGTATTCCACAAGGCACTGATGATAATGGAAATGTTAATCTAGTAGAAGAAGGAGAAACTAGATTTCAAGACTATATCTTCTCAGATAGACTAACATTAGATGAAGATATGGTTAAAGAATTAAATTTACCTTCTAAGCTAATAGATAAAACATTTGCTGAAGCTAGTGAAATATTAGCTAAAGATATAGAAGAACATCCTAATGATCCTATTAGTAAAAGAGGATTTGAAGAGATGATGGTTAGACTACAAGCAGCAAATAATATGAAAAAAGATATAGAAGATTCTAATACATTTGCTGAAGGAGGAGAATTGAATATTGAAGGTAATGAAACTAAAACACTATCTAATGAGGAAGTAGAAAAACAAGTAGAGTCTACTAGCACTAAAGATCTTATTAAAGGAGGAAAAGCTACAGAAGAAATAAAGAAAGAAGCTCCTGGATTGTTTAATCCTTTAGAGATTAGTATAGGTGTTAAAGTAGAAATGGAACATTCAGTTAATCCTACTTTCGCTAGAGAGATAGCTTTAGATCATTTAACAGAAGATCCTCAATACTACACTAAACTTTATAATGCTGGATTGGTAGATGAAGAATTATCTGAAGAAGAACTTCAATATATAGCTCAAAATAGCCAATCTGAGCAACCTTCTCCTGAAGAACAACTAATTAATCAGCCAACAGAAGAAAGTGTCTTAAATGAGCCAAATGAGGCCTTAAATCAAGAAATTCCAATGGAGCCTCAACAGTTTGCTGAAGGAGGTCCTTTAAAAGGAGGCTATGCTAGAAATAATCCTTTTGGTACTGCTATTTATAGGAAAGGTTTAGCTCATCCATTTAGAAGAAAGCCTGAAGTTAAAGTTCCTGACAATTATCCTATGAACTATAATGGGGAATATAATGTTCCAAATATCTTAGGAGATTCTTATATATTAGACGAAGCTACTGTAACTGCTCCTAAAATTAATAAGCCTCATGGATATACTACTAGCAGTGAATATACTAGAAACAATCCATTTGGAACAGCATTATATAGAAAAGGATGGGCACACCCATTTAGAAAAATTCAACCTGTTAATGAGCCAATGCTAATGGATCCAGATGTTATAAATCAAGTGTCTGAGACTCCATATACAATGTGGTTTAGAGAGAGGTTTACTCCTAGAGATTTATATAATCCTGAATTAGATGTTTCAGTAGCTAGTAATCCTATAGAGCCTCAAAAACTAACTACAAATTTTAACTCTAATAAGGTAATTAATCCTACTAAAATCTCAGAGGTAAATTCTGTAAAAAGAAAACAAGAATTTGACCCTTATCAATTAGAAGCAGATTTAGAAGGTAATAGAATTGCTAATGAAAATGAAACTAGTTTTGATCCTACTTTAGATTTTAAATTAACTCCAGAACAACTAGCTACATTAAGTCCTGAAGATTATCAAGCTTATAGGAGACATGAAAGAGCAATGAAATTACAAGGTTTAGGTTCTCTATTACAATATACTCCTGTATTAGGTAATCTTATTGGTGCTGCTTCTGTAGGTAGAGCTGAAAGAGTAGATCCTACATATATAACACCAGAACAATTAAATGATTACTTACAATACAATCCTATAGATCCTAATACATATACTAATCCTATATTAGGACAAGCAGCTAATACTAGAAGAGTTATGGCAGATTTATCTGGTGGTTCTAGAGCTTCTATGCTAGCAGGTAATCTAGGAATAAATGCTCAAACTCAGAAAGCTGTTTCAGATGCTGCATTACAAGCAGAGGCTATTAACGAGCAAAGAAGAGTACAAGCTGCTGAGTTTAATAGGGGTACTAATCAATTTAATGCTTCAGAAAGAGCTAGAGCTAAACAATATAATGCTTCTGCTAAAACTATGACTGATGATATTAATGCTAGAAATAGAGCAGCTAGAAGAACTGCTATTAGAGGCTATTTATCAGGTGCTTTACAAGGACTTGGAAGTATAGGTAGAGAACAGGCTAATAGAAATATTATTAAGACTATGGGTCTAGACTATTATTTAGATGCTTTAGCTAGAGTTAAATATAAGGGATAATAATTTGGAATTAATTTAATAATTTAGTATCTTTGTGATTGTTGCATTTAGTTTGTATATATAATATAATCTAAGTGCAACATTTCACACTAAAATATAAACTATGGCAGTTAATTACTATGATCAATTTCAACCATTGACATACAATCCAATGACTTTACAGGAAATGCTAATAGGACCTCAAATGATGCAACAACGACATGATCAATATCAAGCTCTTTTAGATCAAGAAGGACTATTTGATGTTCCAGCATTAGATGTAGATAAACCTGGAGTACAGCAATGGATGGATAAATACAAAGGAGAAATTAATAATTTATCTGACCAACTATTAAGATCTGGTTATAATAAAGATCTTTCTAGAAGAGCCAGACAGATATTGCAAGAAAAACAACAAGCTGTATCTAGTAGAGGATATTTAGGTAAAGCTAATGCAGCATATCAACAATATTTAAATAATGTTGAATCTGAAAAGAAAAGATTAGAGAAAGGAGAAATTAATAGAGATCAATTTGAGAGAGGTATTGCTACAGCACTACAAAGATATAATGAAGCTGGAGGTGTAAATGCAGATGCTTCTTATTCTCCATGGTATTCTACTAAGGCTGTAGATCTACAAGAGCTAGTTAGTAAGTATGGTAAGGAGATTACTCCTCAAACTATTGCTTCAGATTTAGGACTGCAGTATGATCCAGAAAAAGGAGTGTTTATGACTGGGTCTAAGAAAGTTGTACAACTAGATAAAAAGAGAATTGCTGATGTTATTGGTGCTAGAATAGATAGTAATCCAGAAGCAATGGCTTATATGAAAGAAAGAGAAGCTTTAGGATTAGCAGGCCCTGTAGAACTACAATTACTATCTTTAGGACTACAAGGAGCAGAAACATTCTTTAGAAATGATTCTGAACTTAAAAGAAATTATGATACTTCTAATGCATTTGTTGGAGGCTCTGGAAGTCTTATTGGGGATGGAACACATGATGTTAGAAGCGAAGTTGCACAAATTCCTTGGCTGGAAGATCATACCTTAAGTGATCAATTTATTGAGAAAGGAAAAACTCCTGCCTGGTTAAAAGGATTAATATATACAACACCTGCTCTAGTAGCGGCTTATAAATTTATTCCTGGTGCCGAAGAATGGGTTAGAGAGTTTTTTGATAAGACTCCTCCTGCAGACCAAGTTAGATTTGCTGATGAGCAAATAGATAAAGAATATGCAATAATGAAGCCAATGAATCCTAGACTTACTAGAGACGATGTTGTTAAGATGGAAAAGGAAAGTTCTGAAAATAATACAACAACAGGTTTATTTAAATATGCACCTTCTTCTAAGTATGCAGTAAAATTCCAGCAAGATGAAGATAAAGTGAAGAGTGGTGGACTGCCTGGAGCAATAAATGATTTTTATTTAGATGGCAAGACAATTAAAGATGAAGGAGATTATACAAAAAATCTTGGGATATCTTCAGAAAATCCTATTACTAATGTAACAACATCTTTTATGGCCAATGGAACTGCTTTATTCAAAATATCAATGAAAGATGGTAAACAACATGAGTTAATAAGAAAGCCACAAGAAACAGATCTGGGTAAGTTTAAAATTGCTAATCTATTACTAGAAAAACTACATAATATTGAAAGAGGCGAATTAAACTTCCAAGATCCATTAGGAATGCCTATTAAAATGACTAAATGGATTTCTCCTGAAGGCATTCAAGCTACAGTAACTATGTCAGTGCCTAAATATAATATTAATGGAGAGACAGTTGGTTATTTACCACAACAAACTATGACTTTCAATCAAGCAATTGAAACTTTAATGCCTTTAGTTTTAGAACATAATTATTCAAACAAGTATGCAAAATCAAGGAGTGACTACCCCAACTAATCCACCAATAATGGATTTAACTGGGAAAATAAAAACAGATGATAAAGGAAGAGAGTATATAGATAATCCTAATATGCCATATGGAAGAGAATATCTTCTAAATACTAATATTACTGCATTTGATATTTATAAAAGAGCAGCAGAAACTCAATCTGCTTCTGATGAATGGTTATCTGGAAGTCCTGTTCAGTTTTATGCACCAGAAGGTTATAACACTAAAATGAATCTTGAGACTCTAAAAAATCAAGAATTAAGAGAAGATTTTTTTGCTAAGCAACAATCTGTTCTAGGACTTCTGGGAAAAAGTTCTTTAAGAGGAATTTCTTCTCTTCTTGTTGGCACATTTGAAGATATTGGGTATCTAGTTAATCCAAATACATATAGGGCTTTATTTGGGGAAGAAATAGTAGGAGAATTTGAAAATGAGTTTTCTAGAGTATTTAGAGAATTGAAAGAGTCTATTAATGATACTTCTCCTATATACAGAACTATTAAATCTAAATCTAATGATCTATGGGAAGCAATGTTTGATGCTACTTTCTGGGCAGGAAATGCTGAAAGTATAGCAACTACATTATCTTTAATGATTCCTGGCATGGGAATGGCTAAAGGTATTAGTCTTTTAGCTAAAGCAGCTAAGTTAAGTAAAGGAGCTGGTAGATTTTGGGCAAGTATAGGATCTGGTCTCTTTAGTAGAGTTATGGAATCAGGTATGGAAGCTAAAGAAGCTTTTGATAGTTTTATAGAGGGGCATAAATACGATGATAGATATATTAATGATGAAACTCAATTAAGACTAGATGCTGGTAAAGCTGCTTCATTTACTATGCAAAGAAACATGCCTCTATTCTTAATAGATGCTTTTCAATTAGATAATATAGCCACTGGATTATTAACATTTAGAAATGCTAATAACCTAACTAAGAAATTAATTAACAAGGCAGTTGATTATGGAGTGTTGGGATTATCTGAAGGAGCAGAAGAAGGTACTCAATTTGTAATACAAAAGGAAGGAGAATATAGATCTTTATCTGATCCTAATGTTAAAAAACTAATGGGTGAAACATTTAGAGAAAGATGGGATAAATATACAGACGATATAGAATTTCAAACTTCTGTTTTACTAGGAGCTGTAGGTGGAGGTTTATTTAAAGGAACTGGATCTGCAGCTAGACGAATATATAATAAAGCTTTAGAAAGAATTAAAGCATATAAAGATGGTAAAACTACTGCTGCTACTAATGAAGATAAAAAGATCTTTGAAATACTTTCAGATAAAGAATTTGAAGATCAATTAATGCAACATGTTAAAGCTGATTCTGTAGATGAACTTTTATCTCTATATGAAGATCAAGTAAAGAATTTAGAAGGAGAGGAAAAATCTAAAGTAGAAGATTTGATCTCTACCATTAAAGCTATACAGACTAGTTTACCAGAGCTTAAACAATTCCCTAGATTTAAAGATAATCCTAAAGATGCTTTATTATTTGCCTTAGTTCAGAATGATCAAGCAAAACAAAATGCTTTAAACAATACCCTAAATAGCCAATTAGAAGCAGAAATATCTTCTATGAATATAGAAGGTCAAGACACTAAAGATATCGCCTTAAATTTGAAATTAGGAGCCTATAAGAGGGTAATGGACAACTTAAATTCTTTAAAGAGAATTAATGAAGTAGAAAAAGGTAAAATAAAAGAGGCTTATAAACAGCATATAGATAATCTTAGATCTCAAATACAAGGTAAAATTAATTATCAAGATATAGTTTCTAAGAATCCTGCTTTAGAAGATATAGCCTATAAGGAAGAACAAAATGTAGTAGAAATTCTTATTTCTAATAAGATTATAGAAAAGCTTAATGAGATAAAGAATAATAAAACTACTACAGAAGAAACTAAAACAGAAACTAAATCTGAAGCTAAGAAGGAGGAAACTAAACCTAAGAAAGAAGATATAGAACAACCAGAAGGAGATGTTTTTGAGGAAGAAATAACTCCTGAAGGACCTGAACAGCAGATTAGAATACCTGAACAAAAACAGGAAGAACAAAAGAAAACTCCTGCTAATAAAGAGCCAGAACAAGATACTAAACAAGATGAGGCTGATAAAAAAGCTAGTGATGAATCTGCTCCTGAAAAAGATATAGAAGAAACTAAGATTCAAAAAGATGATGGAGAGTTTGATATAGAAGAAGAGATCTCTACTGGATTAGGAAGGCAAGATAAAGAAGCTCCTATTATAGCAGAATCAGATCAACAAATTCAAGCATCTCAAATAGAAGGATTGGCTGATAATATATTTAATGATATTTCAAATATAGATAAATTTCCTTCATATTACACAGCTAGAGAACAGGCCAAACAAGCTTCTACTAAGAATAAATTGTCTGAAGAAGTATTTGATAAGCTTTATAAAAACGAAGATAAGCTGCTAAAAGATATGGATTTAGATAATCCTTCTTCAGCACAAGCTAATGCTTTAGCTGCTAGATTCTCTGACTTAGTTAGAGATGGGGCTTTAGGAGCTGTTCTAAAAGATGCTTTGATAAATAAGGTTCCTATAGATGAAAGTATCTTAGGAGACTTTATAGGAGCATATAATGCTATGTTGAAAGCTGTAAAAGGTTTACAATCATCTAAACAATATGGAAATGTTACTCCAGCACCTCAAATACCAGATAATGTTCCTGTTGAAGAAGATAATAGTCAACAAGCTGATGATGTAGAAACAGAATATAATCAGACAGACCCATTAAGAATAGTTTCTTTTAAATATAGTTATAAAGTATATACAGACTCTAAAGGACAAAAGAGAGTAAAAACTGTTCCTCAAACTAAACAGGATTCTATTAAATACAATTCATATATTAACTTTGAAGAAACTATTAAACCAGAAGTTGCTAAAGTTGGATCTAAGATATTCTTTGGTATTCCTGAAGAGTTTTTACAATATCAACACAATGCTTCTGACGCAGATATACTAATCTATGATGAAAATGGAAATGGTATTAGTTGGCTTAGAAGAGAGAGTACTGCTAAGAAATGGGGAGCTTCTAGTGAAGAACTAAATACTCTTAATAAACAAAGAGCTTTATTGTATTCTAAAGCAACTAGTTATCAAGGAGAACCTATTTTGATTAATGGGAAGAGAGTAATTCCTTGTAATGTGTCTTCTAACATTACTAGTAAATCTTATGGTGTAATTACGCATGATGGAGATAATTATTATCCAATTAAAGAGGCATTACAGACAGATAACTTAGATAATATAGTACTAGGAGTAGTTATAGGAAATGAAGCTGGAGGTTATGATTTCCATATTCCTAGTGTAAGCTTAGAAGATAGACACATTCCTCCTGCAGATAAATTTAGAACAGGACATATATATGCTATGGTCCAAAGTGCTAATGGAGACTATTTCCCATTAAGATTATATACTCAAAAATATAGTACTTTACAAAAAGGTACTAAATTCTATAATTATTATAGAAATCATATGAATGAAGCATTTAAAAAGATATTATCTTCAGACGCTAAAACTTCAGAGCAAGGTTCTTATGAACTAGCTAAATATGTTGTTCTTAGACTAGTTAAGAATAATAATTCAGCTAGACCATTTAAAGTGCAAACATATAAAGATCATAAATATGAAGATACAGGAGAGGCTCTTACTAGAGAAGAAGCTATTGAAAGGGTTAAGAATTCTCTTATAAATATACCTTATAAGCTATTAAACTCTAAGAGTCCTGTTATGACTGAGCTTCTTAATTCTGATGCTCTACAAATGAATATATTTCCTGGAGAACCATTTCACTCTCCTACATTTGGATTTGATCAGAACTTAATAGATTTAAAAGAAACCAAACTTATTATAGAAGAAGTTAAAGAGCCTACTAAAGAAACTAAGATAGAAGAGCCTATAGTTAAAGAAGAAGTAACAGATCCTGTAGAAAAATCTTTTGAACAAAATACTACACCAGAAGCTGTTAAAGAACTTCCTAGTGAACTTCCTAAGAAAAGAGGACCTTTAGCTAATCCTAGAAGTAAGCTCTCTATGGCATTAAAAGGTAAAAACTTTGTTAAACCTGATTTATCTAGAAGAGCTGAATGGGGCAAAGATATGGGGAAGTATAGCTTAGCTAATGATCTGTCTAGACAGACATGGAATCAAGAAAAAGAATTAGCTTGGTTAAGAAAAAATTTACCTCAATTAGCAGAAAATGATCTAATTCAGATTCATAAAGGTCTTATTAATGTAGGCAATCTATATGCTTGGGGTAGGTTTAAGGATGGTGTTATTACTTTATCAGATATAGCTGCTAGTGGAACTACATATCATGAAGCTTTTCATGCTGTATTTAATATGTTTTTAACAGAAGCAGAAACTCATAAATTATTAGAGAAAGCTAGAAAAGAATTTAGTTTAACTGGTAAATCTGATGTGGTTGTAGAAGAAACTTTAGCAGATAAATTTAGAGACTATGTAGAAACAGATCAAATTACTAATAAATCTATCTTAGATAGAATTAGTGATTTCTTTAAAAATATATATTACTTAATTAAAAATAAATTACATCTTAATCCTACTATAGAACAAGTGTTCTATGATATTAATAGAGGAAGATATTCTAAAAAGAAATTTGAAAAGAATAGACCTCTAGTAGAAAGAAACTGGTTATCTAATATCACTCCTTCTGTTTATAAAAGAAGAGTAGATATGCTAGTAGATATCTTTGAAGATATGATTGATAATTTGGCTAATGAATATCCAGAATTAAGTAGAGCAGATGTTATTAAACAATATTCTCTATCAGATTGGATTTTAGAGATACATGACCAATTATATGCTTCTGTTCATGGAGAAGATGCTATATATACTAATCCAGAACAGATAGATGCTATAGATCTTATTACAGATGAACTAGTAGAGTTTGATGCTGATTTAAATCCAAAGTTTGGTCAGTTAGCATTAGACATGTTAAAAGAGATATCTGGGCTAGAAGGAATAACTTTTAGAGCCACACAGATAGTAGATATGGACATGAACAAACAGGATGAAACTGAAGAGTTCATGAATAATGAAGAAACTAATAAACAAGAAGGATGGCAGATAGATCAAATGTTAGTATCACCAGTAACTAAATTAAGACAGAGTACTAGAAATATTATTAGAAGAATACCTAAAGCAGATGCTAGTGGAAACTTGCTAGCTCCAGATGATCTAGGACATACAGTTTATATGAGTGGAACAGAGGTGTTTGCTACTCTGCTAAACAAGCTCTCTTCTATGAATAAGCCTAGTGATCTTATGAAGAGATTGGAGAGTTTAAAAACTAATTTTCCTTGGGTAGGTTCTATTATAGACATATTAAAAGCAAATCCTCAAGTAAAAGTAGACTTCTACAATTCATTTAGAAATGATTCTGTAGAATATATGATTATAAATACTCAGAGTGATGGTACAGCTAGAGTGTTTGCAGGAAACACTTTAAATACTACAGATGAGATATTAAAGGTATGGAGTACCAACTATTCTATGTTAGAGCATAATAAAGAAGGATATGTGGATTCTCTAACAGAAATGGCTGCTAAGATAAGAAAGATTTATGAGCCTATACCACAAGATAGATTTAGAAAGTTTATTGCTAAACAATGGCTTAGTAATTGGAAATCTGGAACATTTAGTAATCCTCAAGTAAATGGATGGGCTAAGACAGCATCTGAAGCTATGAAGTTAATGGGTATGGATGCTACACCAACTGAACTAGTTAAGATATTCCAATCTAACCTTAGATTAAATGATCCTAGATCTAATTTTGAACCTGCTCATAAATTCTTACTTAAGCTATATGGATCTTTAAATATGTTTGCTTTAATATTAAAAAAACCTGAATTTAATGTTAATGGAGATGTTTATTCTGAGATAGAAAAAACTTCTTTCTATGCAAAAATTAAAGCTCTAGCAAAGGCTGTTGCTGATGTTAGACCTTCTTTACATGAATCTTCATTAAGAGAAGGAGGTAAAACATATTCTTCTAATATAACACCTTCTTTTATACAAAAATTGTTTAAGAGATTAACAGATGTAACAGATAGAAGTGCTTATGATGTATTTAAGAAGAGTTTCTTTTATACTAATAATAAAGGAGAGATTACACATCCTTGGTTAAGCTCTCTATTAGATGCAAGAACTAAAGATAGGGCTGATGAAATTAGAGTAGGAATATTTCTACAAAAAGATAAGGTTAAATATTCTGAGTTAAGTAAGCCTGATTTTCTAGCTTCTAAGATTAATTTGTGGGCGAATAATAACAACAGAAATTATGGTTATTATATGATGCCTATTCCTTCTGATGCTTCTTCTATGCCTATTATTAGGTTTAGAAAATATGAGATGAGAGAAACTATTTCAGGATTGACTGAGTTAGCAAAAGCTGAGATTAGAAGAATAGATGTATATAATGAAAGAAAAAAACTTATTAAAGAAGATAAAATATTAGGAATTAAAAACTTTGATGCAACATTTAAGAAAGGTAAAGTTGTTGAAGGAAGAGGAGCTAAATTCTTAATGTTCCCATTCTTAAATCAATATAGTTTAGAAGAACTAAAAAATTCTGAAGAAAAACTAACACAGTATATTATAGAAGCTGTAGATAAAGGATTTGAGGCATTTAAAGCTAATCCAGACTTAGACCTTAATAAGGTAGATAAGAGAATGAGATTAGATCAAAATCTAAAAGAATTCTACTATAATGATCTTATGGCTCAATATAGTATTATGACTATGACTTCTGGAGACCTTGCCTATTATAAAAATGATGTGGACTTCTTTAAGAGAAATAAACAGAATATGTCTCCTGGACAATATGGTGATTGGGAATCATTAGGAATACCAGAGAAGTTTAAAGCTATTAGAATGAGAGATAATGAGATACCTTCATTAGTAGCAGATGCTTATTATGAGAATCTTGTTAAAAATGGAGTATCACATACAGAGGCTATGATTATAGCAGCTAAATTTGGTTATTCTAATGCTGTAGATGAGAATGGAAAGAGAGTGGTTAAGCTTCCTAATGGTAAGATAATAGAAAGCGGTTTAAATAACTCCACAGATGGTCAAACATTCATCACTCTAGATAGGTATAGAAATGTAGCTAGGATGAATTCTAAATGGGATGATGCTAAAGAAAAGTCTTATCAAAATCTTAAGAATGGTACTTTTACTAAGAAAGATATTCTGACATTTTCTTTACAGCCTATTAAACCTTATATGTTCTCTCCTCATAATGTTGATTCTGGAGTAGAAATAGATGGTAAACGAACAGCTTTATATCAACCTTTGCAGAATAAAAACTCTGAAGCAGTATTAATACCTCAGATGGTTCAAAACAGTCCTTTATTAAGTGCTCTAGTTAAAGGAATGGAACAGAATGGTATAGAAGCTGTTTACTTTGAATCTGCTGTTAAAGAAGGTATAGAAGTTAATACTCCTAAAGAGATAAAAGATAAATTAAGAGCACAGGGTAAAGAAGTGTTACCAGATGCTGTACTAGAATTTACTGGAGATCCTAATGAATTATCTGAAGCTAATATTAAGCATTATTATTTAAGTAATGATGATTATATGTATCAGATGGATACACCAGAACACTTTAAAGATGCTTTACAATTATTTGGCTCTCAGATTAGAAAACATATAGTTGCTAATCTAGATAATGAAGCAGAATTTGAAGTTGGAGACAAGAAGTTTAATGGTCAACAAATAACACAGCTTTATGATGATATTATAGCTTGGAATTATGATAAGAATTATAAGAAAGTAGAAGATAAGATAGGTACTATAGAAGGATTAGCTGCACAATTACAAAGCAGTGTAATACAAAGAAAACTAGCAGAAAACACTACAGAAGCTGTTCAACTAATGAACTATAAAGGCAAGAAAGTATTTAAACTTCCTTTATATTTCCCTCTACAATCTAATAGAATATTTCAAATGGCATCTTCTATTTTTAGAAATAATATTATTAGAAATAAAGTTAGTGGAGGAGCATTCTATCAAGCAACATCTTTTGGTTATGATGATACTTTGGAAGTACATATGAAAGATGGACATATAGAATATGTAGACTGTATAGTACCATATACTTATAGTAAACAACTATTAGAGTTAGCAGATGAGAATGGACTTATAGATCCTGATAAAGTAGAAGACAAAGAACTTCTTAAGATGATATGCTATAGAATTCCTACTGAAGATAAATATTCTGCAGTACCATTAAGGATTAAAGGATTCTGTTCTCCTGCAGAGGGAGGCATTATTAAATTGCCTTCAGACATTTTAACTATTACTGGATCAGATTTGGATAGAACAATGTCCAATTAAAACTTTGTTAATTGCTGGGAGTCCCTTAGAGCTATTTTAACTACAACATAACTTGAAAAGGTAAGTGTGAATGTTTAAAAATAAAATAGATTGGGTAATCAGCAGCCAAGTTCCTTAAAAGGAAAAGGTTCAGAGGCTAAAACTCAAATATAAACTTCCTATATGGATAGTAAAATTAAATTGTATGAAAACAAAAATAAATAAAGAATCAAGAAATTTATTAATAGCCATGCTATTAGGTGATGGAACTATTTGTTCTAATTATGTGTTTAAATTATCTCATGGAGATAAACAAAAAGAGTATTTAGAATGGAAAATAAATCAATTAAATGAGCATGGAATAAGAAATAATGGTCTTAAATCCTATACTAGTGTTAAAGGATTTAATGTTGGTAAAACAGTGTATTATACTCAATTGAATATAATACCATTTATAAAAACTCTTAGAAGAGTTTTCTATAAACCATATAAGATATTAGGGAATAGAAAGCTTTTAAATAGGTTAGATGCTAAAGGAATAGCAATATGGTATATGGATGATGGAAATTTAAATCCTAAGAAAAGAGATGGTATTATAAGAGGCTTTTATATAAAGATAAGTACCTGTTTACCTAAAGATCAAGTTCAAATAATAATAGATTACTTTAAAGAAGTTTGGGGAGTTTCTTTCTATATGTTTCATGAAGGCAGAAGAGAAGATAGTTATTCTTTATGTTGTGGAACTAAAGAGGGAAGAAAGTTTTTAGAGATAGTTTCTCCTACTATAAAAGAGATTCCTTCAATGATGTATAAAATACAATTTAATAAGAGTCAAGATGTTTATAATATCTTGGGTAATCATGAGAGTGATGAAATGCAAAGCAGTGATAACACTGAAGATATAGTCCACCCTACTATGAAAGTAGAAGGATAAAGTGGTTGATAAAATGTATTTCTTATCCTATTCGACCAAATATACACCAGCTAAATATGCTCTATCTAAGATCAGAACTTGGATGGTTAATAGTGGATTGTTAGTAGATGTTTTCTCTAGTGGTAACTATCAAGAAGAGATGAATTATCTTAGAGATTTATTAGAAAGGTACTATACTGGAGAAAAGCTTAATGAAGAAGAAGCTTCTGATATGATTGAAGTGGATAAGTTTCTAAAAGCTCATCCAGAATTAATTCTTAGAAAATCTAAGTTAAAAAAAATTAATTATGATTATAACAAGTCTCCTAGAGATCAGTCTATAGAGGCTTGTAATAATGCTCTTATAGATATCATGTATAGTATCTTAACTTCTAAAGATGCTTTTAAAACTATGGTTAGTGGAGCTAACACCTCTATGTTTGCTGATGTTATTGACAACTTAGAGAGAATAGAGAAGAAAAAAGAAAGCTCAGATAGATTATTTGATTCTACATATATTACAGATACTTACTATGAATATATGGCTGGTAAAGCATTAACAGGAGTATTTGCTTCTAATAGTGCTAATCATTCTATGTTACAGTTCTATAATGTTAATCTTAACGAAAAGAATGCCATTACATTGGATGGAAGGTCTGCTACTAGAATAAGTCCAGTAAAGACATTAGATGGAAAAGACAATGTGACTAATATATTAGGATCATTCCTAGCTACTGTTGTAGATAATGCTAAGACATTAACAGCTTCTAAGATCAATCTTAATATGTTTACTGCTAGTACATATACATTACTATTAAGAATGGGATTTGATCCTAAAACAGTAATGTATTTTATGTCTCAACCTTCATTAAGACTGTTGTCTGATAAGGTAATGGCTAGTGGTGATATGTTTAATTACCAGAATCAAATAGCAGAACTTATTAAAGTATATTCTAAGAGAACTAGTGAGAAAATAAAGCTAGAACTTAAAAAAGAAAGTTTTACTAAGTTTAATCAGAAAGATCTTTTAGATGCTATAGAAGGATATAATAAATCTGGTGGAGATATAGACTTATATGAGAATGCTAAACAAGTTCTTATTCTAGAAGCATTTAGAGATATGGTAGAGCCTTCTAGTGCTTTAAGATCTGTAAACTCATCTATGAGGTCAGAAACTTATGGTGCTGCTCCTAATCCTGGTGATGTTATATCAGATATTGCTAAAGCCAACAAACTATTAAATAGAAAGATATTATCTGGATTAGATGAAGTGCTTAAATTTGTTCCTAGAGGTTCTGAATATGAAAAGCTAATGTCAGATCCTAATGTTAAGAAATCTATCATAGCTGCTAATACTAATGGTGTAGTAGAATATGAGAATTTCTTATCTAAATATACCCCATTTAATACACCTATATTTAAAGAGTTTAGAAATCTATTATCTGAGTGGATACATGATGATCTTAATGGTGAAGAAATAGATGCTTTAAACAATTTAATGTTAAGACAAATTACTGAAAAGCTAGATTTCTTTAAATTCACTAAAGAGCAGAAGAAGGCTTGGATATATAAGTTTCCTGTTAAATTTGCAAAAATAGTTGCTAATGATCCTTATCTTAAAGATGTAAATGAGTTTACTAGAAGATTAAGCGTTCAGAATGAATATATGACTACATTAAGAAGCAGACAGTCTGTTCCTATTATAAAATATAATGGTTCTAGATTTGATAATGAAACTGCTAAAGATGAAGCTATTAGAGCTTTTGAATACCTTTGGAGAAATCCTGAGTACAATAAATTAGCTGGAAACTTATTAAAATATAATTTTGTTATTAGTGGTTGGGGCACTACACCATTTAGTTTTAATCACATAGTTCCTATATCTATGATTAATGATCTTGAAGGATTTGGAGAACTGTTTAGAGAAAAAATATTTCTAAATGATTTTGACATAGATCTAGCAAATTTAGTAAATTCTTATATAGAAAATAACTTTAGAAACAATAAAATAGTTCCAGAAATAGGCGAAGGAGATAATTATAAGTTTAATGATAATGTTCACTCTGGTTTAACTTTAGACCATGCCAGCTCTACTAATATAAAGAATGGTTCTTATATTAAAACTCCTTACAGATATATTAAGTTTAACAACAATGGAAAAATTGAGCTTTATAAGCTAATAGGAGACAACAAGACCACTTCTGAATATAAAAGAGTGGGAGGTCATGGAACAAATGTTATATTTGAAGTTATAGAAGGTCCTTCTAGCTTCACTTCTAATAATCTTTCTGACAAACTACTTCAGACTATTAATGCAAGTGCTGAAATAAAAGAGCAAGAAATTAGAGCTAATGAAGATATAGCTAGCCAAATAAAAGAAGAAGCTACTACTAAAGAAAGTATAAATTCAGATGAAGCTCTAAATACTGAAATTCAGAAACAGCTAGAAAAAGTTTCTAAAGAAGCAGAACAAATTAAAAATCATTGTAAAGGTATGTAATAATAAAGGGGAGGAGATAATATCAAATCCCCTATAATTTTTAAAATATGAGAATTTGTCCCAATTTAAGTGATCCACAAGTAAGAGATGAGTTTGAAACACTAAAAAGATTATTTGGTGAAGACTCTGCTTATTATCTGTGGGATAAAAATAATGGAAATTTTTTAGACAGAACTGCTGAAGGAGATATTAATACTACATATATAAGTAACTTTGAGAAGTATAATAATAAAGATTATGCTGTTAAAGCTGCTGCACTAGAACTACTAGATAAACAGGCTTACGAAGAATTAGAAATTCTTAAAGCAGAACCTGTAAAAGAAACTACTACTGTAGAATTAGGTAGAGAAGTTTTAATGAATATAGTAGAAGGATATGGTATTAATAGTAAAGGACAGTTTAAGTTAGAACCAGATCAAGCTACAGACTTAGATAATGCTATTAAAGCTGCAGGACTAAAAGATGTTAAAGTGGTATCTGTAGGTACTAGATATCAACTCTATGATACTAACACTAATAAATATCTATCTTTAAAAGAGCTTAAAACTAATCCTAAATATACTCTATCAGCAGCAGATATTAAGAACTCTATTCAAAATAAGATACTAGAGGAATTAAAAAAACTTGGAGTAAAAGTTCAAACTGTAGAAAATATGAATACTCAATATGGAGTAGATTATATGGCAGTTGCTGATATTGCTAACAAAGCAATTAAATTTGCTAAGAATGAGATAACATTAGAAGAACTAGGAGAAGAAGGAGCCCACTTCTTTATAGAAGCTATGAATGATTCTCCTTTTGTTAATAGATTAATGAATCTAGTAAAACAAAATGAAACTTATAAAAAGATATTAGGAGATCAATTTAATGAATATAATTCAGTATATAGAGGCAATGAAGATCTACTAGCAAAAGAAGCCTTAGGAAAGCTTTTAGGGCAATATTTAATTAATCCTAATACAATTGCTTATAAGCCTGCTAAAAGTCTCTTAGAAAGGCTCTGGAATGCCTTAAAATCGATTTTCAGTTCTAAAGACAACAGTTCTTTAGAAAAGTTATTAAATAATGAATTACAAGAATATGCTCATGATCTTTTAACTAGTAAAGCTAATAGTACTAAAAAGAATAGCTTATGGCATTCTACTATTAAAAAACTATATTCTCTATCTGAAAGAGCTAGTTCTCTAGAAGATATTATGAAGAAGATAATAGAGACAGAAGGATTAAGATTAAAGATCTATGAAAAAGCTACTACTAATATAGATATTATAGAGAAACAAAGGCAAGCTGTAGTAGAATTAAGTGAGTCTTTGCAGAGAGGAACAGTTAAAGAGAGAATAGCTTCTTATGTTTCTAATGTAACTAGTATTATGAACTCTTTTATAGAGAGATTAGAAAAAGAAGCTGAATCTAAATCTGAAAATTCTTTAAGTGCTCAGGCTAATGCTGCCAAGTCTATAGATTCCTTCTTAAAATCTACTAGTCCTATCATTGCTGATATGCAAAGGTATCTTAGAAAGGATAAAAACGATCCTCAATTTAATGAGGAAATGAATACTATTATTGGTGAATATCTAACAGCAGCCAACTCTATCAATGGAGAGTTAAAATATAATATGCTAAATATTTTTGCTAAATGGATAGGTCTAAACTTTGATAAATATGTGAATGTGACTAATCCATTTGGTAAAACATTAACTAAAGAAGATGTTATTGCTAGTCTACAAAAAGCTGATAGAGATATTGGGCTATTTAATAGATTTATATCTGGTGCTAGTGAAAATCCTGATATTATTATTAATCTAGTAGCTAAAGCTCTTAAGAATACTAATGCTGAAGTTACTATGAAAACTAAAGAGATTCAATATAAGCTATTAAATGCTATTAGAGAATTTGAGAAGTCTGGACAGAAATCTTTAGATTGGTTATTTGAGAAAGATGAGAATGGAAACTATACCCAGAACTTTATTTCTCAATGGGACTATACTAATTATGAGAAAAAAAGAAAAGCTTTTGAAGAAGAACTATATAAAGATTTTCCTAGAGACGAAACTGACAGAGAGATTCTGTTTGCTACAGATAAAGAAGCAGAAAAAGAATACTTTCAAAGATTAAGAGAGTTTCGCAATAAAAATGTAAAGAGAACTGTAGGATGGGAAAATGTTATTAAGAATAAAGAAAAAACTTTATCTAAAAAAGAGTTCTTAAAATGGAAAGCTAGAAATCTTAATCAATTTAGTAGTAATGGTGAAGTAAGACTAACTCCAAGTGTATATGGGGAATTAGCTCATCCTAAAGAAAAAAGTCTTCAATTTGAAGAAGCTATGAAAGATCCTGCTAAAAAGAAATTATATGAGACAGTAAATGAAGTTATGAAAGAGGCTATGGAGTTATTACCTGCTAATATGAAAAGTTTAACTCCTAATATGGCTCCTAGAGTAAGAGCTGATTTTAGAGAAAAGCTTGCACAAGTTGGAGTAGTAGAAACTTTTAAACATGCTGATATACTTTCTTCTATAGAATTTAGAGCCGACGAAGATGAGTTTGGTGCTCTTTATGAAGAGAGAATGCAGGATTTTGAAGGTAATACAGTTCAATTTCTTCCTATATATTACACTCATAAAATAGATAAAGGAGTATTTTCTACAGACTTAACAGGTAACCTTCTTAGATTCTATAAGATGGCTCTAAACTATAATTTAAAAGCTCAGATGGTAGATATTTTAGAAGTAGGAAAAGAAGTTTTATCTGAAAGACTAGTAAAAGAAGGTGATAATGGAGTAGAAAGTAAAACTACTATTCCTATATTAGATAAGCTAGTTACTAAGTCTAATAAAATTAAAGCTAAGAATTTATTTGAAAGTTATAAAGATCTTATAGATAAAGGAATATATGGAGAGTTTCAGAAAGATGAGGGATCATTTAAGATTCCTTTTAGTAACAGAAGATTTAGTAAAGCTAAAGTAGCTAATGCATTAAGAGATTGGACCCAGTATGTATTACTAGGAGGCTCTCCATTTGTTGGATTAGCTAACCAGTTTGTTGGATCTTTTACTATTGCTCATGAGGCTATGGCTAAGAGATATTTTAAACATAAAGATGTAGCTTTTGCTAAAAAAGAAATTATGAAAATGTTTCCAGAGTTTATAACAGATATAGGCTCTACTGTTCCTAAGTCTAAACTGTTCTATTTTACTTCTTTCTTTGATATTCTAGGAAACTATGATGAAGAACTTAAGAAGTTAAGCTCTAATGTAAAGAATAGGTTATTAAGGGGATTAACTATGGACTCTATTATGATCCCTATAGAGATGGGAGATATTAATAATAGATTAACCACAGGTATAGCAATGCTTCACAACTATAAAGTATTAGATGCTAGTGGTAAAGAATCTACTTTATATGATCAATTTGAGATAGTTGATGGTATTCCTAGGCTAAAAGATGGTATTAAAAAGCTAGATGGATCTGATTTTACTAGAGAAGATTTAAAAGCTTTTATGATTAAGAAAGGTAAAATAGATTCTCATCTATTTGGTATTACAGATTCTGTAGATAGAGCACCATTACAATCTGTAGCAGTAGGTAGACTATTATGGATATTTAGATCGTTTATGGGTCCTACTATTAAAAGAAGATGGAGTAGAAATAAATTTGATGCTTCTATAGGTGAATATACAGAAGGATACTATAATACTGCTTTTCAATTTCTATCTAGAGATTTAAAAGAAGCTAAATACAATGTTGTGATGGCTTGGAATCATCTATCTACAGAACAGAAAAGAAATATTACTATAGCAATTACAGAGCAAGCTATAGCCTTATTATTAACAGGTTTAAGCTATGCTTTATTGTCTATGGATGTGGGAGATGACGATGATGAACAGAGATTAAAAGCTATTGCATTAATGGCAGCTAGAACAAGATCTGAGTTAATTGCTTTTTCTCCTACAGGTATCTTTGGTGAGTTCACTAGAATACTAGACTCTCCTACAGCTTTAATGGGACTTTTAGATAGAGTAACAGATGCAGTTTCGTCAGGATGGTTTAAAACATTTGAGAAAGGTGATTTTAAAGGATGGAATAAAGGGTTCATTAAACTAATGAAAGTTATGCCTGGTAACAGAGTTGTGTTTGACTTTTTATCTATTGATGAAAAGCTAAAATGGTATGGTCTTAACTAGAGAAGTAAAAAAAACTTAGGGGGGAGAGTATTACTACTTTCCCTCCTATTTTATTTTAAAACAAACCGTTCCAAATTGATAAAGTACTAAAATATCCATTAAAGCTACAACTATAATAAGAAACTTTAGACAAGTCTTTGAAATCAAGATCATACATGTTTTTAATAGTGTCCATAGGCTTCTTCAAAATCTCAACATTAATCTTATTTATTATTGCTGAAGTTGTCCAAGACTTAGATTTTTTACTACATCTAGTTTTATTTAAATCTCTTATATAGTCTACTAATTCACAATAAAGATCATAACAATTGCGAGCTAAAGTGTTTAGATCAGAATTATTATTAATAATAAAATCAAAGCTGTCATTAGGCAGATTAATAATAGAATTTTCAGAGCTATGAGGATCTATTTCTTCAGTATCTCTATCTACTTTAACAAAATAGAACCCTTCTTTCTTTAAAATCTCATATTCATTAATATACCTACAATCTGTAACTATAACATTCTCTACATTTTTTATATCATGCAATAAATTTTCTATAAAATAATTCTCTCCAAAACTCTTCTTGATTTTATCAGCAGTATCTTGTAGAAGCTTTCTTAATGATACAGAAGTTGCTGAAGTTAGTGCTTTTATACTATGAGTACTAAAATCATAAAATAATGTGTTTTTTTCGTATTTATAAAGATATTCTTTATTTATAGGATATATAACACTTACTATCTCTTTTAATTTATCAGCAAAAGCAATATTTAGATATCTGAGTCTGTTTTCTTGAAAATCTATTCTAAGGATCTTATATAAAATTTCAGTTGATATATCTTCTGTAATCCCAAGCCCTCCATTTAAATAGAAGTTTAGAAACTTAGCTACAGTATCTTTACCACTATTTTTCCTTCCGCACAATGCTATCTTCATGCTATTAATTTTTTAATTTCTTCTGCAATATTTCTTATTTGAAAATGAGCTTTTTTATCTAGCCTTAGAAGAAAGAAATTTCTCCAAGAACTTCTAAATCCACTCATTATAATATCTGTTTTGTGTCCTAGATTAAGAACAGATCTAGCTACTTCAGGAATCTCTCCTCGCTTTATTAAAAGCTTATAGAAGAAAGAACTTAGCTTACATGATAGTTTATATATCCAAGCATTTTTCTTTTTTCCTTGCCACTCTATAAAAGAAATTCCAAACTTCTTAAGATAGTTTATCCATCTAGTACTTTCAACAGTAAAACTATTAGATCTGTGTCTTAATAAAGATCTTTCTTGGCCATGATCTGTAGTTATCTTAAATGTAAAGATCTTATAAGGATCATTATCACTAGGAATAAATATATTTTTTTTATACATATTACCTTCTAAGATATTTTTAAACAGATCTAAATTATTTTCTATAATAACTCTTAGATTAGTATATACATACCCATCTTTTCCAGACTTTTTAACTACTGTATATTTATTTTTTAGAAAGAAAGAATAGTTGTTCCTAATAGTACCATAAGAATATTTTAGATATACTCCACAATGCTCAAATACAGAAGTGTGTCCTTTCTCTACTAGACCCATCAAAAACTTAATTCTAGCTTCTTTATCTAACAAAAGCTCTGATTGATAACAATTCTTAGCACACATCTCTGCTAACTTAGACAAATCACTTTCTTCTATTCTTTCGACTTTTTGTTCTACTAACTTCATTTTTGTTCTTTTTAAGTTTTGATAAATATTCTAATAGATCTGGTATCTTAGAGTCGTCTTCAAAACAATTATATTCATTAGGTAGCTCTAGAAAATATTTCTGATTCATTCTACATAGTTGAATAATAATTGCTTGTCCTTCTCTAAGATCTGGATTAAATTTCTTTATATCCTTAGCTTTCTTTAATAATGTTAGTGCAAATTTCCTAGAGTTCATATTTTAAAATTGTTTTCTTCTAATACTTTAAATGCTGTCTCATTAAGAAGTTCTTTAATATCTTTTTTTAAAATTCTTTCTTGATATGTACTCTCTAATTCTTTCTTATATTTCTTAACTAAACTACCAACAAATTTATAAGATGGTTCATATACTTTCCTAAAGTATTTTACTTTTAGAGCATATTTTATTTCAGTACTAAACCTTTCTAGTACTTCATTGAAATAAGAAACTCTTAATGTTTCTTTTATTTGAAGTTTATTATATAAAATACGAGACTGCTGAGATAACTCAACAGCCTCTAAATAGATATCTTGGTTTTCTTCTATCCACTCTTGAAATACAGCATCTACTTTATCATCTAAGCATTCATAAAAGATAGCTTCTATTTTATATGAGTTCATTTTCCTGTATGTCCAAACCCACCATCTCCTCTATCAGTTTCAGACAATTCTCCTTCCACAAATTCACAGTGTTCAGCTTTCTGGAATTTTAATTGTGCTATCCTATCAAAGTTCTTTATAGTGATAAACTCTTTATTACTATTATTATAAATACTAACAAATAATTCACCTCTATAATCACAGTCAATAGTTCCTGTAATTACTAGACATCCTTCTTTAAAAGCTAATCCAGATCTTGGTCTAATAACTACTTCATATCCTTCTGGAATTTCCATACATATACCTGTAGGAATTAATATTCTATCTCCAGGACATACAACTATCTTTTCTAAGCATACTTTTTCTTCTTTCTCATTATAATAGTCATATATCCTTTTATATGTGTACTCTCTATTAGGAATACATATTATCTCTTCTAATGGTTTATATTTAAAGAAAGCTTGTATGTCAGCACAAGCTGCTCCTATTGTTTTATATACAGGTAAATTTACTTCTTGATGTAGTTTCTTTATCTTAACTTGCATACTAAATTTTTCTTAGGTAAGACATTATATGCATTATATTTAATGCTTCAAATGTAGCATCACTTAATGCATTATGTTCGTTATCATTTATTTCTTGGAAACAAGGACAATAATCTTTTAGCTCTTCTATAAATGTTCTAGAGTCTCTAATCTGATTATATTTCCATGGTATAGTTACAGCACAGAGTTTAAAGTTTGTTTCTAGAATATCAAAATCTAGTTTACCTCTAGACCACACTCTAAAATCTTCTCCATTAGCTGTTTGAGTGATAAATTGAGAAAGCATTAGCAGAACACTCTGTAAAGGTTGTCCTGCTTCTTTAAACACTTCTCTTGCTTTATCTGATTGTTGCATCCACCATTTTAAAGTGTCTGCACTAACAATAGCAGAAGACATAGAATCTGACAAGCTAACTACTTGATAGAATTCTTTACCTAAACTTTGATTCTCTTCAGGCTTAAACTCTACAGCACCTATGCTTAATACAGGAGAATAATAGTTTGTTCCTAAGCTTTCTATATCAATTAATATATGCTTCATTTTATTTAGTTTAATGTTGCCAAAAATTTAATATCTCAGGCTCTGCTTTAACAGGCACTACTTTAATGAACACTTCTCCAGCTCTTTCCATACAATCTTTTAATGATTTAGCACATTTTTCAGCAATATCTTTGGGGACTTCTAAAAGATATTCCATTATCTTACAAATATGGCGATTCCCCATATTTTCTTATACTTTCATATAAGTTGGGACTATATCTTATAAAGAAATTTTTCTTAACATAGCACTTTTAGTTCTGTTAGAAATTTCTTTATCTGTGCTTTTCAACTTCTCTTGAAGCTTACTCCATCTCTGGATAGTCTCTGAACTCCAGATCTTATAATTGTAACAATTTATATAATATTTATTTAAGATTTTAGATATTTCATAAGCACCATCATATTTTCCTATAGTTAAGTACCAAAATATTCTACCATCTTTTTTCCTTTCAGATAAAATCTTAGCTTTTATATCAAAATTCTTTAGAAATGGAATAAATAATTCTTCATTTATTTCTTTAGAAAAAGCTTGTGTGTTTAAGTTATAAAATAATTTATCTTTATGTAAAGATCCATCATCATAAAACCATAAAGCTAATCCTAAATCATCCATAAGTTTAATAGAACTTTCTAAATCTAAATTTCTAAGTTTAGTTATTCTTTCATCTCTATGAGAGCTAAATTGAAAAATTGGTTTTTTTAGCAAATCCATTTTCTTCCACCTTAACAATATTAAAAGCTAAATCTCCTAGTAATTCTTTTTTAAATTCTAAATATTCTTTATGAATACAGTTAGTTAAATAATTTGAATTACTATCTTTATTTTTAGGAGTAGATAAACTTCCATCTCCAAATTTACCTGTGAGTAATACTTGTAACTGTTCATTACTTAGATCTAAAGCTGCTGATTGTCCATTCTTCATACATTATACATTTAAGTTCATGTACAAACATACAATAATTTTTCAAACATTCAAAATATCTTTCAATATTTTTGTAGTATTATTGTCTTTAGGAGATTCCAGCAATTAACACAGTTTAACCATGACAAATTATAGGCTATCATGGACAAAGTTACTTATTTTAACTTTATCAAATAAATTTTCTTTTATAATCCACTCAAAGAACCAAACACCAGCTAGTTTGGACATATCGGAAGAAGAACCCTGGCACCTGTAGTTAAGTGCCATTCTCTCTAAATCGCCTCTCATATTAAAAAACTTTTTACAAGTAGGCTTATAATATGTCAAAAACTCTTCTGTTTGATGCAATTTATGCTGTTTGAATTGCTCCCACCATTGTCTATTAATAGTTCTTTCTAATCTCTGATATTCATCAAATACTTGATAATAAGACCTTCTATTAGTTATATCATTAAAATGGACATAACCATTCTTAACAACAACAGGTTTAATGTAATCAAAATATGCTTTCAATTTAGGAAAAGCTTTCATATAAGCATCATACACTTCATCTCCTTCTTCTTTAGATAGACCTAAATTTCTAGCAATAGTATCTCCTACTCCACCAAATAGAATAGCAAATTTAGCACCTTTAGCTTTACTTCTAAGATCTGGTCTTACATGTTTTACTTCTTCTTCAGGAACATCTTTCAATTCCTTAGGAAAACATAGTTTAGCTGTAAAACTATGACCATCTCTTTTTCTAGTAGTATCATTATAGAAATCTATTAGAGCAGGTTCTTGAGATAGTTGAGTGTACATTCTATCCTCTTGCTGACTATAATCACAATCAACTAGAATAGTATCTTCATATTGATTAGTAAAACATCCTCTAGTTACCTTATCTGAAGGTATATTTTGAAGATTAATACTATTATCATCTGTATCTCCAGAACCACTAGAAGTTCTTCCAGTATTCATAATTTGCCAGAATGTAGCATGTATTCTACCAGTCTTAGGATTAATAGCATCTAAGAAGTTTTGTCCATATGTAGTAACAAGTTTCTGTGCTTTCTTATAATCTATATACATTTGTATTAGAGGAGAAACACTTACTTGTTTAGCAATATGTTTAGCTTCTATAGAATCTTTCATCCTACCAGTTTTCTTATCTTTAACTCTAGTATCAACACCTAGTTCTTTAAAGATAGGTATAATCTGTTTAGCAGAGTTCCAATTTAAACTACATCTTTTAGCAGCACTAAATAGATCTAATTGTTTATTAACATATTTATCACCAAATTTCTCAAATACCCATTTATTTAAAGCAAATTCCATGTCAGACAGTTTCTGATTATCATCTTCCATCTTAGCTTTCCACTTCTCTACATTTAAATAAATACCACAGAACTCTATATAAGCTAGAACTCTAACAAATTTATTGTCTAGTTTAACAGCTCCCCATAGATTATCCTCTTTAATCTTAACCATCTGAGAAGTCATGATAGGTATTAAATATTTAACATCATTAGCTCCATATTCAATAACCCTATCTGTTAATCCAACTTTATTAATAGTTCCTCTAATAGCTTTATTTAATAAAGCTCCACAGTATTTAAGAGCTAGAACATCTAAAGATTTTCTAACATAATTTGACAATTTAACATCATCATAGCCACAATATATGATACTCTCAGCTAAGAAGGTATCAAATATATGTTCTAGTATGATATCATGTTTATAAAAGAATTGTAAATCAAATTTAGCATTTTGAAGTACCCATACTACATCTTTTCTTAAAAATAAAGGTTTTAATCCCTCTAATATTTTAGGAGAGTATTCAACTACAAATTGATTTTCAAAATCTCCCAATTGTATAGATAGAAGTTCACAAGAATAAGGATCTAAGCCACTAGTTTCAGTATCTAAAGCTATGTGCTTATGATTTTTAAAATAAGATAATATATTTTGAACACTTGTTTCCTTCCATACACTACTTCCTTCTACTCTTTTTTGATCAGAACAAAAATATATCATTATTTTATAATATAATAGTTTCCAGACAATATTTCTCTCATAGTAGGATTCCAAGCAGTATTGCCTGGAATCACTATAATCTCTCCTTCTTTTTGAAATAGAATTTTATCTTTAGGCCAATCATAATTGCCTATAATTCTATCTTCATCAAGCATGCTTCTAGTTGCATCTATTATATTCATTTTTGGTTTAGGACATATTACTCCAATCATAGACAGTATTTGTTCTCCCTCTTCATTAAATTCTCCCATATTATACTGTTTTATTTATTCATAATGGATGTTCTAAATATACAATAAAAGTTTTTTCACAAAATAATCAACCACAATGGGAATACGAACAGGACTGGCACACCAAACATCCCTCTTGGAAGACTAATTTTTCTCCACATACAGGACAGTTTTCACCACTCTTAGCCTTATTCTCAACATATTTAGCAATAGTTCTAGCTAATACTTTATGAAACGCTGTTAAATCTCCCTTACTCTTCTTTAGTTGATCTATTAAGAAATTAAAGCCTACATCACTTCTAATAGCAATAGAAAGTATTCTAGTGATCATTTCTAATTGATCATCCATTACATCAATGAAATTATCTACTAGTACTTTTCCTTCTTGTGTTTGAAGTTGATAGTAACTCTTCTTAATCTTAACAATCTTACCTACATCTGGAAGCTTAATGTCTTCTGGTGTAGGACATACAAATATTTCATATGGTTTGCCTTCATAGAAGCCCAATGCACAAAGATAATTTTTTCCTTGAACTCTCATATTATGAATGTGACAGAATAGCTCAGAAGGTCTCTTTGGGGCCTTTCTAGAAGGATCTGAAGTCTTAGTTTCTGTTGATACTAATACTCCACTTCTACTAGATTCCCTGTAAATGGTGGTCCCTTTCAGCTTCATCTTATCAGCATTCAAATATATGTTCTCTACTATTTCTTTAGGAGTATCTGCTGCTAAATTAATAGTAGTACTGATAGAACTAGTAGTATATTTTTGCACAATAGATTGGATCTCTAATCTAGTTTCCCATGGAATATCTGCTGCTTCATTACCAAAATAAGGAGATGATTTAAATAGAGTAGTAATCATACTCTTAGATAAATCTTTAAACTTCTTTCCAGATACTATCTCACAATATTCTTCAAATCCTTTATGTGCTACTGTAAACACTTTAAATTTCTCTTTAGTATTGGGATCTATAAAGTCATAGGACTCATCAAAAGCATTAACTTTAACCCTTCTATCATAAAGAGTTTTAAAGATAGGTTCAATACCACTAGTAGTCTGAGTCATTAATGATCCAGAACCTACAGGAGCTACAGTACTTAATGAAACATTTCTTCTACCTAATTCTTTCATTCTAGATGCAATCTTAGGATAATTCTCTAATAAGAATTGATACCATTCATTACTAGGTTTATCTTCAGGATATTCTGTATTATAATCATAATTTAAGAATGTTCCTCTAAGATATGCTAAATCTATACTAGCTTCTAGTTCTGTTTTAAACTTAGTTTCCATTATAGATTCTACTAAATAATGAGAATCTTTAAAAGATAGATTCATAGCTGCTATAGCATCTCCTAATGCAGTAAAACCACATCCTATTCTTCTACCATTCTTAGCAATATTTAGCACTCTAGTCCATAGTTCTTTTTCACTATCTGCATCAGAACCATTAATAATATTTTGAACATTGCTCATTTCTAGTTCAATAATATCATCTAAGAATACTACTTGATTATACACTACTTTTCTAAACAGCTCATAATCAAATGTAGCTTCTGGTGTAAATGGATTTTTAACAAAGGATTTTAGATTTACATGAGATAATCTACATGAATCTGCATCTGCTAAAGGTTGTTCTCCGCCTATTATGTTACTAGATAAATCTAGGCTACTTATTTCTAAGCAACTCTATATATTACTATATAGAACAGACTATTTCACCACCTCTTTATTATCAGAGGGCATTTCATCCAAAATTTTATACATGAAAGAAGGAGTTATATAAGGCTTAATATTTTCCATAAACTTTAAAATATCCTTTTGTCTTAATCTTAAATAGAAATATTTACCATCCTTATTTATATTCCACTCTAAATCTAGTTTTTCTTTTAAAGCTTTTTTGAGAATAAAAAGATCTCCATAAGATAATCTTTTTAGATTTAAAGTGACTGTTGGGTATATTCCTTTATTAAAAGTTAAGCTTCCATCAGACATATATAAAAACGACAGTGCTTCATAATCTAAAAGTTTTAGAGCATGTTTATCTATTGATTTATATTTGTCTATATAGATTCTGTCTCTTAAAGTGGTAAAGAAAGGATGCCCTTTTGAAGACAATCTTAATTGTAGTTGTCTATTTCCTTCTTTTTGTACTGGAGATATTTTACATGAAGTTATATTCTCTAAAATATCTTTACATAACAAAACATAATCTTCATTTTTCACTATCATGTTCATTGCAAAAGAATATTCTTTACTTCCAGTACTTTTATATACTCCCCCATCACCCATTACCATAAATGAGCAGAGTTTTACTAACTCTTTTTTGTCTTCTATTTTTCTCATGTATTAAAATTCTATAGTCGTTGCACAATGAATATCTCATTAGCACAAGATAATCCTAAAGCTTTCTCTAGGACCTCCCTTGTTTTTAGAAATGTTTTCTTAATAAATCACTTTATTAAGCCACACAGTTATATGGATTTGTCGACACAGCTCTTAGCTTAGGATACACAGAAGCAGGATCATAATCTAAAATATTATCCCATAATAATATTCCAGGTTCTGCAGTTTTCCAAGCACTAGTAATAATAAGATCAAATAATTCTTTAGCTTTAATCTTCTTAAAATAGGCTCTATTATCATTTATAGGATACAATTTATTGTATTCATAGTCTTGAGACTTCCAATCAACAAAGTTCTCTATATTTGAATCTATAGGCCATTTAAGAAGCCAATCTTCATTGTTCTTGTATGCTTTAATTAGATCCTTACTAATCTTAACAGAAACATTAGCTCCTGTTACTTTAGAAAGATCTTGTTTCATAGTAATAAATTCTACGATGTCTGGATGTTTATCAGACATACAAAGCATTAATGCTCCTCTTCTTGAATTTTGTCCCACTGTTTTAACAGTTGTAGAATAATATTCCATAAAACTAGCTGCACCAGAGCTTGTTTTTGCTGCATTATGTACTAAAGCCCCATTAGGTCTAAGATAGTCTAGATGTGTTCCTACACCTCCTCTTCTCATAAATAGATAAGCCATTTCTTTGCCTTTATCCATTATCTCTCCCATCTTATCCTTTGGTCCATCAATAACAAAACAGTTAGCTAAAGAAGCATTATTTGTATTACCTAACGATGCCATAATAGAACCTCCTGGTACAATATATTTAAAATGTCTAAATAGATTGAACCATTTATCTCTAATTTGATAGTCATTAGACTCACATAGTTCTTGTAGATATTCTTGTCCTAAATCTGATAGTTTATCTATATTTATTCTTTTATCTGTTAGTTCCTTCTTAAACTTTCTTTCAATCTCTGATACATTAAAAGCTATTCTTTGATGCATATTATCAGGTGTTTTCTCACCTTCTCCTGCATACTTAGATAAAAACACTTTAGCTGCTAATTCATCACCCTCAAAATATTCTTTACTACACTCTTCAGCTGTTTTCTTCATATCAATTAAAATTTAGTTTTTTTCTAATGTTATCATCAAAAGTTAGATCTATATCTCTAAGATAGTTAAACTTCTCTTCTGCTAGATCTATTGTAATCTTATCTAAGTCAGAAGGAACTACAAAAAACTTAGCTTTAATTTTGTTTTTCTCATTTTCATCTCGTACCCACACATATTTTAATCTTAACAAATCCATATCATTTTTAGGAGTATAAGCTTTTAAGACAATGTTTTTAGCATTATCAGAAAAGTCTTCTACATTCCCTTTATTAAAGAGATATATTTCTTTTGTATACTCCTCAGGCATATTAAAAGAATATATCACTACATTACCATTATCAAGATGTTTTTTAAATAATGGATGATTTGTTAAATAGTCTTCATATTTAATAAAACTAGGACTATCGCTAAACTTATAGTGTAGTAATAGATATGGTCCTACATATGTTACCTTAGTTATTAATTCTGGATATTGTACATGCACCTTGGTGGCTAGTAATGGTAACAATAATTTTCTAGCTGCACTATTCATCTTCTCCTCTTACTTGTTTATTATCCACTATATAACATCCTTCTTTGTTTATAAAGTCATAGCTTACATCAAAGATCTGTGTTTCATAATGCCATTCTATTTCCTTTATTAGCTGTTTAACACCTTTATGTTTATATTCAGATTTTCCTATATAGAATCCATCTTCAAAAGCAGGTATTCTATCTCTCTCTACAGTTAAAACAGTGGGAATAGTTGCTCCACTAGAAGGCATATAAATGAACACAAAATCTAATATTTCATAGTCTTTATATTCTTCATCATCTTGAACAACTTTCTCCAGCATCTTATAATATAGAGTAGCTTGAATCCAATACCTAAACTTCCAAAATTGATCTACAAATTCATCTGATTTAACACTACCAGTCTTTAAATCTATTATCTGAAAGGTTTTATTAACATGATCTACCACTAGCCTATCAAAAGCTCCTTTTACTTTAGAGCCATTATATTCTGTAATAAAATCTGCTTGATTAAAGCCCTCTTGTCCTTCTAATAGATCAAACCACTGTTTAGTTTTAGAAGATGTCTTAATAGTTTCTACTACCTTCTCTGCAGTAGACCACATAAATGGTGTTATTAAGACAAAATCTTTATTTTCTAACATAAAGTTTAGATAATGATCGTATTTTCTAACAGCAGCTATTTTAGTAGCAGGCTTCCAATTATTATAAAAATCTTTCTCTTCAAAGAACTTTAATATTATTTTATCTGCTAATCCTTCTCCTGTTGTTACTATATGATCAACACATTTATTAATTATATCAGATATACTACCAGAAGGCAATTCTCCACTATAATTATTTAATTTATATTTAGATAAATTCTGAGGAGACAATAACATATCATCTACTAGTTTTCCAAATATAATGTATGGCTTTCCATCTAAATCTTTCTTTGTTATTAGAGAAATAGCTCCATCTTTATCATAAGAAGATATCTTAGAATAAGATAAGGCTTTTGTTTCTCTAAATTCTTGTTCACTACAACTTAATCTGAAATTTTCCATTGATCTACTTTTATCCAAACTCCACAATTCTCCTTGTCAATAGAATACCATTTACCTTCTATTTTATAAGGAACAAAGAATACTTGATTCATATTATCATCTTCTATCCAACCATTTTTTACTAATAGGTCAGCTAAAAGCTGAGTTAGATTATGAAAATCACATCTTCTTCTGCTATCCCTTACAAAATGAAGTCTTATAAATAAAGGTTTATCTATCTCTCCTACATAATCTCTAAATTCTTTTGCTTTTTCTACAAAAAATTCCTTAGTAGCTTTTTCATATTTAAAACAAAGAGGGGACTTAATTATAAGCCCACTCTTTGCTCTCATTCTAGAATTTTTGCTACTAGGGACATTTCCTGGTATAAAAATCTCCATTTATTTTACTAGTTCTATTTGTTTATAGTTAAACGAATAACTAACATCATCTAGAATCTCAAGGAAGCCAAATCTATCACCATAACAGTTTTGATGTTGAGCCACCATTTTAATCCTACTAAAGATATAAGATAATAAATAGTCTACAATTGTTCTATCTTTAAAACAACTAGAAATAATGGAGTCTAATACTAATTTAGTCTTTCCTTTTTTAGCTGACTCTATAATCTCATCTTGATGATTTAGTAAATACCAAACTAGAGAAGTGCATATATATATCCATGGAATCACTTTATACTTATTTAATGTTGGAGTATGAACTCTGAACTCAATAGTTTTAGCTCCTCCAAAGATAAGATTTACTAAATTAACCCATTTGTATCTAGCATGAACTTCCCATTTTCTATTTCCATCTCTATCATGTGGATGGTTAGCTCCAAAGCCTTCAAAGTTATAACCTGGAGTTTCTGCATACATATCAAACAATTGTTTAAATTGTTTATCTACTGTAGAACCACTATCACAAATATCCTCAGGAAGCCTCTTACAATAGTCTTTATCTCCTTTCTTAAATGTAGAAGAGGCAACTATATTGAATGGGAACATATTTAAAATTTGTGGTTCTAAAGCTTTAAAATAGTGGTATGCAGCAACAACAAGTTTTTTGTCTACACTAGGAACACCAACATGCACATGAAGAGAACATTGATGGTCTATATCACAATAACTCTGTAATACTTCACATGTTTCATGTAATACACCTATACCACTCTTTCCTTTTAGAGGAATTGTCGCATATTCGTTTCCAGATATAGAACCATCTCTTAGAGGAATCAGTCCTAGTCTAGTACATTCTGTTTGAGGAACAGCACCAGAACAAGTCTCAAATTCTACTCCAAAAGTTAATTCAGGCAGTTTAAAGACACCTTCTCTATTAGGAATATAACAACTAGCATGATATCTTTTAAAGTCTTCTAATAGAAATTTAGCACCATAATTATTAGGGAAATCATAGTTCCAAGAATACTTTCTATTTCTAATCTGAGACTTACTGTTGATTCCTAATGTAAACTTACCATCTTTCTTATATACTAATGATCTAGGACTAATATATATATCTGGTTCTTTTTCTAGAAACCCTACTTCTTTTAGATATTTTTTATCAAATACACCAAATATTGACCCTTTAATATCCACTTGAACATTCTTAGTAAGATTTCTGCTATAAAATCCAAAATAATATAGTTGAGATAAAGGATCATAATTAACAACTCCATAAATAAGAGAAGAGGTACTACTTCTCATTTCTTTTTTCTCAAAATCATAGTAGTTATTTCTACTTGGTGGTATTGAAGATAAAAAATAATGAACTCCCTCTTCTACATTAAAATCGTCCTTAAACATAAATTAGTCTAGTGTTTTTAGTGTTACATTTAAATTTTCTATAATCTCGTTAGCTTCTTTTATTAGTGGTTGTACACTACTAATATCTTCACATTCTTTAATGAATAATTGAAACTGTATTTTGCATGCCTCTACTTGAGCAAAGCTTTCACTCTTAAGACTTAATAGTAAGTCCTCAAAATTGTTTATAACATCTTCTTGAAATTCTTCCCATCCTAGTTCTCCAAAATAATATGTTATGCATTCTGATATCCTATTAAAATCTAGCTTTAACCATTTAGGAGTAAGATAGTTTCCTTTTCCATTCTTGAAGTTGCCATAATAAGGAGACATTCCTATTCTCTTACCTATATCATTAAGATCTGTTTTATTATTAAAGGTTTTATATTCTGAACTAACTCCCTTAACTATAAGATAACTTTTAGTAGTATATAAAGGAGAGAAATATCCTGTAGGAAACAGATTACCTTTAGAAGTAAAATCATATCTTGTGAAAGTATTTTCTCCTAAATATACAAAGTTTTCTGCAACAAAAGGTGTAATATAATCTATCTTACCAGAGAGTTTATAGATTAATTCTGCAGTCTTATAACATTCAGGGAATATTAACAGACCTTCTATAAAATACAGTCTCCAATCAGAAGAATATTTTGCATCGGTTACATATCCTAAAACAGAACTATTATACACACCATTTAAAAGTGCCTCTTTACGATAGTATCTACCTCTAGCATAAACAATGCTTTCACTTACTTGATATAAAGGCTTAATATCCTCTTCATCAATAGCACTCTGATATTTAAGTTTAGAAGGAACTATTAATACAGGAATATGTTTAGTCTTATTCTCTTTTTTAAAGTTATCTCTTTGCCTATCCCAATAGTTTTGATATGCTACATCGTCTTCGTAATCATCACCATATCCTCCATAGTTTCCATAATCATAACTATTATAGTCTGATCCATAATAATGATGCCTATTAGAATTAACTGTTGAGACATAAGGCTTCTTTTGAAGACATTCTGACCTATCATAAGGAGTTTTACTAACTAATCTACCATCTTCAAATTTATATAGAGTGTTAGGCTCTACTGCAACTATTCTTTTCTTATCATCTTTAGAATTATCTATAAAATCTAGAGATTCCTCTAAAGAAGAGAAGTACCAATAGTTATCTTCAATGTTATATAAAAATAGAGGTCTTTCTTCATCTGCTACAGTAGATGTACTATATGCCTTAGATTTTCCTCTAAACATATATACAACATCCACTCCTCTAGATAACTTCTCTCTAATATCATATATAACAATAGCAGCTGCACCTATATACTCTGTTAGGATTTTAAATCCTTCCTTCTTAATTAATTTAGCTAGGATCTTAGAGTCTGTTTCTCCTTTTACTTCTTCAATACCATATTTCTCTGCTAACTCTTCATGATTACATAAAGTTCCATTATGAATCATTACAAAGTCTTCAGATATAGCATCTGGTTGTCTTAGATCTTCTAAAGTGAGATTTTCATTTTCTAATACTATTGGTTGAGCATTAGCTTCTGTATGAGCTCCTACTGTAGCTTTTCTACAATGTCCTAATATAACATTGTTTTCTTTATATACAGGATCATTTTTATAAGCTAATACTAAGTCTCTGTACAATTTCTTTTTATCTACTCCATAGAGCACTCTTCCTAGTAGATATCTACCACAAGAATCTCCTCCTCTAGAGTCATTAAAAAGCCCTAGTACATTAAATTTATCCCAACTAAATCGTCTGTTATCTTTTCCAATGTATCCAAAAAGTCCACACATAATATTAATTTATAATTAAACCATAGGAATATTAAATGTCTCTACTAGCTGTTTAGCTACTGTTACATTACCTCCCATAGCAGCTAAGACTTCTTCTTTTAATACATCTATGTCAATAGAATCTTCATCATCGTCTAAATATTTATTTACTTCCTCTATTGCTTTTAAAGTGTTATTAAAAGCCCATCTAATTAAATTATTATCTTTTAAGAAATAACCACTTAGGCAACGATATTCACATCCGTATCTACAATGTCTAAAGGCCCCTGCAGCACCATATACTTGTCTTCTTTCATTCTTGGGTTCTATTAATGTAGAAGGAACACCTAAGAATAGGTCCATAAATTTAACAATAATGATATTTAATGGGGCTACTGGATCTTTATATCCTATATGAATGTGCATCATTCATTGTTACCCTATAGGCTTTTTATCCTATAGTTCTATAAGTTTAATCTATTCTTATAGATCAGCATATATTTTCACCTTCAGCATTACCTGTTAAGGGAGAACCACTCTTGGGAATATTTTATTCTATTTCTAGTTTCAATTCCTATGCTTTACAGTGGCTAGAGCTTGTTAATTCTCTAACTTACCTAGGTATTTAAGATAAGATTCCATTTTATCTTTTTTTCTTTTAAAAGAAAACTTAGAATCTTGATATAAAAATTTGTACAATTTTAAAATTTTATTAGGTTTATCAATTCCATAAGTTTGAAATCTTAATGTGTACCAATCAATAGTTTTTCCTTTATGATATTCTAAGCAATAACCCATACCTTCTATATTAGAAGAAATAATATTTCCAATTTGATCTAAAAATGATCTAGATGTACTTACTAATCTAATAGTGAAAATTCCCTTTCCATTAAATTCATAACTACCATCTCCATCTATAAATCCTCTAATAAAAGACCTATAAAATTGTTCTGGAATTTTATCAAATGGAAAAATAAATTCACTGTCATAAGTTTTTCTTGGAAGAATATTATATCTTTTTAAAGTATTTACCATATGTTTAGAAGACCATCTTAATTGAGCTTGTTCTTTTCTCAACTCAGGATGTTTATTACTGATTACAATATTATTACTAATATTTAATTCAAACTTAATTAAATCTAAAACCTCTTTATCAGAAGATTGTATGCTAATTCCCATTCTATTAGTAAAACTATCAATTGTTCCATCAGCTATAAAAAATCCTAATATATAAGCTTTTTCATCTGTATCTATTATATCAAAATAATCTTCTTTACATTTTTTGTGTAAATAATTTCTTTTTTCTATAGGTACATTATGAGCTTTTAATACTGATGCTATTGATGTTCTTGGGCAATTCAACAATCTTTTTATCTCACTTGGAGATTTACCTTCTTCTATTAATTTTAAAACTTTTTCTTGAAATTCTGTCATAATACTTTGTTTTACATGTTTCTGTAATACAAAGATACTTAAAAATTTCAAGATTTACAAATTTTTATACTGATTTCTCATTCACCTAATTTGGTTCTTGCTTGCTAACATATTTCTATGCAGCTGGGCATGCAATTTTACCCACAGTCCTCAATGTTCCTGGAAATTCTGCTGGCTTCTTATTTACCTCACCATCTTCCCAAGCATTATAGTCTTCAGAACAACCAATTTCTTTAGCTTGAGGATCTTGTAGGTATTCTTCTTTTAAATGTCCATCAGGTAGATGTAATAATGTTAAATTAGGATCTATCTTACTTAAATGTTCTTGAATATATCCCTTCATAAAGTTCATATGTTCTACAAATTCATCTACATTATTAGTAGGAGGAATATTAAATTCAGCTAAAATATTATCTGTTTGTAGAGCATATCCTTTATCTCCAATAATATAAGGAGATTCTTTAGTACCAGGAATATAAGGAATTGCAGAGACAATCTCTGCTTTTTCCTTATTATAAATAAACAATTCAGGATCTGATCCAATTAAGATGTTATCTACTCTTTTCATAATTATTTTCTTATAATGTTACCATTCTTTAATAAAACTGTTACATAATTTCCATTAGCTAGTACTTGTGCTACTCTAGCTTTAGATTGAGGAACTTCTACATATTCTCCAGTATCAGAATCTCTCTTCATAAACTTAATTACTTCATATAGAGCTCCTTTTTCTAGAGTCATAGTTCCTGTATTATGTACAAAATAAGTTTTCTCTTCTAGAATTTTCTTTTCCTCTTCAGTTTCTAGTACATCTACATCCCATTCATTAGAGAAAGTCTCTTCATACTCTTCTCTATCTATATATCTAAGATAAGCTTTATACTCTTCTATAACCTCATTATCTAGGAAAGATAATTGAGTATCTCCTAAAGATAGATTATAGATCCTTCCATTATATTCAACAACAATATATTTAATAAGTATTGGGTCTATAATACCACTCATAAACTCAAACTCGGTTCTATTTTTAATATCCTCCATAATAATAGAAGATATCTCAAACTTCTTTTTATAGAGTTCATGTTTAGGATTAGACACCTCAACAGTACAGTTCTCAAAACAATCTTTAGGAAGGGCACCTAATACACAATTTACTCTAATCACATTGGCTTCTTCAAATGGAACAGGAACTAACTTATTAAATATATCTGCCTCTTCAGAATACTTATAACTGTTTGTAGAAGACACCAACATTCCTTTTGATAGAGGAGTAACATCCTTAATAACTTTTAAAATCATATTAAAATAATCTTTGTTTTTTGATAAGTGAATTTTTGTTTAAACCATTTAAGACTAATACTTTAGTAGCCTTTTCTAAGGTTGTATAACATAAGAATTTATGAGTAGATTTCCATGGAATTCTCACTTCTCTATATGCACATATAAAATCATATAGAAAATTAGGATCTGGATTCCACAACTTCTTCTTTAGTCCTTCTGTATTAACAGTGACTAAATCTGGATAATCAGACTCTACTTGAGCTTGGTAAGAGATCAAAGATTTATTTATGTCTGAAACACTTTTGAATGTTTGTTCGTCTTCATGATATCCTAGATTATACGCATCTTCTATACCATAGCTCTCTTCATTAGATGCTCTAAAATTAATAAATTCTACTCTATGCCCATCATAGAATATTGGAGAACACAAATCTTTATCTAGAAACATTTTATCAGAATTATTTGTATAGACCTGAATAAAATCCAGGTCCTTAAAAATATCTGAGCTTTGAAGACTATTAAAGATACTAAAATCAGTTCTCCTAATTACTGGATTCTTGATTGTTATTATCTTTCTAGTCATTTTGTCTAAAATTAATTTCTTTCCAAGAGAATGATTTAGCTTTCATATATTCTAGAGAAGACCAGTCCTCTCTCTTATTTTCCATATCTTCTTCATATTCATAAGCTGCAATCCAGTCAAAATATTTAGAATATTTAGCAGCAGCATATTCAGAATTAGATAGTTCTGGAGCAGTATTTACTTCTAATACATAAGGAGTACCATCCTCTGTTACTACAACATCTACAGCACCAAAGTCTAATCCTAGTGCATGTACTGCTTTAACACAAGCTTGACACAGTCTAAGATCATTTTTAGTAGGTTCTGCACCAGGTCTTAGATTACCAAACTTACCATAGTCATCCCATCCAATAACTGTCCATGCTTCTGTATTTTGAGCATGATTCCATACTATTTGATTAGGATCAGCAGGTTTAGGTTTTTCTAACAGAGCAAGAATTTTACTTTGAGCAACATGAGCTCTAAACTCTTTAACTTTAGGAACAAAGTTACTATAATAATGATCTTTCTTATGAACATTATAATGAGCAATAAATTCTTCCCAAGTATTGAATGTTAAAAAGTTTTTACCTTGGTGGTGTAGCAAAGGTCTTCCAATAATAGGAAATACTATTTTATCTCTTTCTGTATTAGGAGTGATATTTAAAGGACAATTTATTTCATTTTCTACAAATAATTGTCTAGCAATACTCTTTACAGAAGCCTTCTTAATAGAGGCAGAATTATTATATACAACTGCAGGAAGATCATCTACTTGAATTCTATTTCCCCATTTAATTAAATAGGCTTTGTCTAATAGAGCTGCTATATCTTTAGTTCTAGTCATAATAATATTCCCATTTTCATCTTTAGAATATACTTCAAACAAGAACCCTTCAGACTTCTCTAATTTCTTTCTAATGACTAGATAAGCATTTGGATTTTTTACTTCTGCAAACACTTTTTTCATAGAAGGTCTACCACCTAAGCCACATAAAATTACTACTTTGTTCATATTTATTTGTTTAATAAGTTGTTGTTTATAAGTTCAATTAATTTTTTATGAAAATCTCCAAATTTCATCATCTCAGGATGTCCTTGAACTCCTAAGCATTTAACTGGATTATTGTTTTTGTCTTTAAAGAAAAGAACCACTTCTGGTTCTACTGGAGGAATAACTTCATATTGTTTATCTTCTCCATTAATATATCTAGTTGATCTTCTTTCTATTCCCCAAGCTTCTATACTATAGTTTTCTTTAGGAAGATCAAAAGGATATACCATTTGATGGTGCAATGAAGTTGTTATACATTGAAAACCATCTTTAAAGATAATATTATGAGAGCTTCCTGCATGATTAGATACATCTTGAATCACTTTTCCTCCACATAGAGCACATATTAGTTGTAATCCTCTACAGATACCTATCATAGGTATTCCTAGTTCTACAGCAGCTTCAAATACTTCTATTTCAACTTTATCTCTAGCCTCATTTCCCCAATAAGTCTCAGATGTTTTTTCTCCATAGATAGAAGGATTAATATCTGCACCTCCAGTAAACATTACAAGATCTGCCTCATCAATATTTCTAGTGATAGCAGAGTCTTTATAATAGTCTAGAAGCCAATAAGCATATCCTACTCCATAATCTCCTGCAATATAAATTTTCATTTCTCTTTATTTAGTTTGATAAGTTTTGATAATAATGGTTCTTCCTTTCTAATACCAAAAATCTTTGAAATAGTTTCTGCTACTTCTATATTTTTAACTGTTTTAAAACAATTAAACATACTAGAAGGAAGCTTTTCATTCTTATTTGTAGAATAGATTATTTTTAAGAATTCTTTAACATTTGGAATAAAACAATCTCTAGGCCAAGCACTGTGCCCTTGTCCAGTTAGATTTCTATAAGCTGCAGCTAGATAAAGCAGTTCATAGAAAGTAAAATGTTTAAACAAGAACTGTTTGCTTTCAGGAAGGGCTAAAATATCATTTAAAACAGGATTGTATGTATTTTCATAACTCATTCTAACTAATGGACCAAAATGTTTAAAGAAGAGATCTCTACGATCTGGTTCTAATTCCATTGGCTTGCTGATATCAAAAGTAGCTTGGTATCCCTTAAGATTACTATTTGGTAATTTTTTCTCATAATACTCTAAAGGGTTATTTGTTTTTCCTAACCTTTGGATAGAGTTGTTTAGTTCTATAAGATATTGATAGTTAGTTTTATAGTCCTCAAATCCAACTAAAGGACAACCCATAATATTACCTATATAAGTAAGATATTTTTTAATATCTTCTTTTTTAGTTTCAGTATTATTAGATAATCCTGAATTACTACCATTAGTAAATATTCCTACTTTTACGAATTGATACTTCTCATCACTTTCTTTAAGTTTAACTCTAAGAGAAGAATTAAAAGCTCCCCAACATGGACAGTTTGTGTAATAATAACTAGTTCCTTTATTAGAAACTCCAATAAGAGATGTAAATAAGCCCATAATTTTATTGTTGTTTTTTAGTTATATATTCTAGCCAATCACCAGAATCAATATTTTTTTCGTTGTTTGTAATTTTAAGAGGAGATAAGAAATATACTAGATAATCTTCTCCTTCAATTGTGATATACTTTTTAGAATAATAGTCTGGATATCCTTCTAATACATCTAAATTTTTAGCTGTTCTATCATTCACTTTATAAAGCTCAAATACAATGCTGTGATTATCTGTATTAGGAATTAATGCTGGATACATCTCACCAATAGATATCATTCTAAAAGGCACATCTACTCTAACAGTTTTAATAAAGTCTGCAGTATGCATCAAATAATGATTATACAGACCTTTTCTTAGTGAGCCATATACAGCCACTCTATATTTGTTTTCCATTCTCTACAAGCTCTTTAATTAGTTCTTTAGTAATTATTTTTCCAAAATCTCTATGAAAGTCTGAGATATCTTTAGCTTCAAATCCATCAGGTATTTCTATCTGAATAAGATCATGTTCTTTAGCTATTTCAGATGCAAACATTCTACCCCAATTATGGGATTTATTAAAGTCATTATCATACCATATAAGTACATTTTTAAATCTCTTTTTTAGATCATTTATTTTCTCTTTAGAAGGGTTTCCTGTTTCACTTTGCATATTAATAGAAGGATAACAACTATTAGACATTATACACATAGAATCTTTTCTACTCTTGGTGATAATTACAGTATCTCCATAACTTGGAAGAAGATTATACAAATCCCAGATACTAAAAGGAATATTAGAAGTCCATTTAACACTCTTACTATATGGTCTGTATATTTTATAATAAAATTTTGAATAGTATTCAGTATATGCATAGCAATAGCTTTTAGTGCTAAATAATTGACTATAATCTTTATCCATTAAATAATAGTGTGAAATTGGATAAACCCCAAACTCTTTTAATCTTTTATGATCTACACCATAAGTTTCCCAATATTCAATATCCTCTAAGTTCAGATCTCTTATCCTTATTTTAATATCATATTCTTCTTTTTTAGGTATATAATTTATTCTATGACAAGCAGAGTTAGTTTTTGATTCCACATTTGCCTTAGATATCACATCTATAGCATCAGCTAATGTGGGAAGCTGTAAAAAAGATTTAATTAATGATATTATATCTCCATATTCTCCACTAGCAAAATCTTTATAATATATTTTACCATCTGGATTATAGAAGATGTAAAATGAAGGATGATTATCTTCCCTTAGAGGACTATTAATTAACTGGTTTACTGGTATTTCTCCTAGAAAATAAAATAATAACTTTAATTCATCTTTATTCTCTATTGAGAGAGGTCTACCAATTAACATATATTAATTAAAATGGAAGATCATCGTTATCCATATTCATTGGATCATGATCTTTTTTATCTTCTAATTCTTGAGGTTTATCTGGCTCTGTAGTTTCTACTTTATATTCCTTTAATTCAAAAGGATCACTTCCATAGAAAGCATTAGAGATCTCAGACACTTCTGCAGCTAGTTTACTATAATCAGTAATCCAATTTCTCATCGTCATTCTATTATAGATAGTTTGAAACACTCTACCATCTCTTCCTTCTCTAACTCCTAGAAGAACTTTAAATGTGTATTCTTTACCTTCAGATATTTTAACAAGCTCATGGAGTTCTTTAAAATTTCCTTTAAATAGAGCAGGAACATTTTCTATCTGACAATAAGCTTGTGTTAAATCTTTTTCTACTTTACCAGGTTGAGGAAGATTAAACCAATTAGCAATAGTCTCTACTAATGTAGATTCACCTCTATAAGCTAGTCTTAAACCTTCTGGTCTAAACCAAGGATACTTAGATGTATCTTTAGCTTTTAATTCTGCAGGAGTGATCCAAGTAGAATGCCCAAAGATATTTAATACTTGTACTTTTCCTGAAGTTTTACTAGTCCAAGAAGATTTAACTAGAGTTTGTTGTAGTCTAACTACTCTTTCTCTAGCTATTGCATCTTTAATTTTAAGCCAAAATACAATGTCTACAGTGTCTTTCTCTCCATCTGGAAATTGTTGTGTCTTCACATAGATAGGAGGTTCTACTTCTTTTCCTATAATTTTTTGTAAGGTTTTTTGATCTGGATTAATTGCTATAACTTCAACAGTTGCCACTCCCACTAAAGGTGAATATCCTTTACTTTCTTTTCTTTCTCCAATCAACATAATACAATCTATTTTTATTAATTAATAATTTAACACATGAAGATAATGCCCAGTCTCTTGTTCTGTATATTAAGACCTCTTCTTCTGGAAGATTAATTATTTTATTTTGCTCTTTAATCTGTTTACTATATCTTGTGCATTTATATAAAAATTTTCCTATTTGTATATAATAATACTTAAAATCAAATTCATCTGGTTCACTTTCAACTAGATCAATGAATCGCTCCTCAAATATAAGTTTAACAGTTAAAGGATAGGATCTTATTACTTCTGCTGTTAATACTGTCCCACAATCATCTACTAAATATAAAACATTTGTTTTATTAAAATTTAAATTAGAAGTTCCTTTAAATCTCATAATTTATTCTTTTAAACTAGGATATACTTTATTCCAATAAGTTTTCACATTTCCATCTTCATCAGACTCAGAAATAGTTATTGTCTTTCCACTAAGATAAGGACATCTACTTCCTTCTGCTCCAGAGAAAGATAAATTAAGTTTATTACCATCTCTAAAAGCATAGGCAATAGCATCTACTTTAGAAGCATATATATCTTTTACTTTACCTGTTAAGGCAATTTCTCTAGTATAAACCTCTTCAGATAGATTTTGAGCTACATATTTGTCCTTAACATGACAACAAAATATAGTTTTAGGACTTAACCTACAGATATTATCATACAATCTCATCATAACATCTCTAGAATGCATATATCCATAGCCTTGAGGAAGAGCTGTTACCTTCTCAAATTTAGGATCTGATGGAGAAAGTTTAGTCTTTTTATCTTTCTCATCTCTATTATATGATTTACCTTGAGGTTTATCCATATATTCTAATGTTCCTATAATCTCAGACCATTCATCTAATCTAGTGGTAGTGTCTATAATAAGAGTTTCATAAGGAGGTGTATAAATACTTGTTTCTCTATTATATCCATCTTTCCATATTGCTCTAAGAATTTCCATGAACTGTTCATACTGCTTTTCTAATGGTAGATGTGTGTCTACTTTAATCTTAACAGCATCAACAAAATCACTTCCATCTTCAGTGTCAATAATTAGACTATTAGGCAGTTGAGAAAATATGGTTGTTTTTCCTGCTTTTGGTAAGCTGTAGAATAATAATCTTCTAGGCTCTACTACAGCCTTAGTAATAATCTTTTTTGGTAACTCTATCATAATCCTTTTTCTAATTTATATTTCTTCATCTTTTCTAATCCCACATGATCATCTTTCTTAGGAAGTTCTACTATCCTTCCAGTCTTTCCTTCTAATAGAACAGATATATTACTATCTCCTTCAACATTTCTAGAAGCTACTATATGAACACTTCTATAGTTATTTCCCCAATCTCTTAGAGAATATCCTAAATGATTTTCTAAGTTTGGATAAACATTAGGATTTAGTAAACCTATTACTAGATTAGCATCTTCAGAAAGATTGCCAGTACCTTTAAAATCTGCTCTAGTAGGAGCTAAATTTTCTCTAGATACTTTTAATCTATCTATATTTTCTAGCTCTCTATTAAACTGAGATAAAACTATGATAGTCATTCCAAACATATTTCTAAGAAACACAAATCCATCAGAAAGCCTATCTATATTTTCTTTTTCTGATAATCCAGGATTTCTCCTACATAAAGCTACATGATCTACTATACATATAATTCTCTTTTTTGGATTATATGGAACATAACCTACTATTCTTTGCTTAGTGGTCTTATTGTTAAATTCATCTTTTTCTTCTACAGTTTCTCTTAATATTCTACCATTCTTTTCTGCTACCTTAAACATAGTATTATATATACCAGTAGGAGTTTCTTTGTCTTGATAGAATGTTATTAGTTTAGGAGAATCTTCTTTAGGAATACCATTCTCATCCAGATCACCAAATAGATTAACAATGTCTGTATCATAAATCTCATTTACTAGCTGTAGATGTTCTGGTGTAAGTTTATTTTTACTTCTTCCTAAGATATAGTTTGAGTCACAATAAATTCCATATTTTATATCCATGAAATACGCTACCCATTTAGCAATTTTCTCTACCAAATCTATCTCCATAGAAAAATAATGATATTCTACAGGCTCTTTATTTGGTAAGATATCATTGATATATGGTTGAAGAATAAAACAATTATCTAAGAATGCTGTTTTACCTGACTTAGGTCCTCCACCTATAACATAATAATATTTCTTCTGAACTCCATGAATATAAGCATTTAATCTAGGTAATCCTATATTTAAACCCTTATTTAAACCTTTTAATCCATCCTCTACTGCCCTTTTGAATATATTATCTGTCATATACTAGTCTCTCTAACTCTTTGTTCAACAACACTTCCATCTCTCATTGATTCTATTGCTTCTGCTAGCTTAGATATCTCATTCTTCTCAATAAAATATATTAGCAGCTGCATATATCGCGTATCTTCATATTTAAAAGAATCTACATAATTTCTAGTAGCATTAATAATTTCCTCTCTAGTATATTGAGGATACTTAGATACAAATTTCTTAACTTTAACAGCTACATTAGCTAAAGTACCTTTCCATCTATAATTAGTTCCTGGTTTATTTCCTTTAGGGAATAGATCCATTAACTCTTTAGATAAAGATAGAAGATCATCAGACTTAATAGTGCTGTCTTTAACAGCTAATAATCTTTGCCCTTTAGCTCTTAGTACTACTCTATTGTCAAGAATTTTTAAGAATAGTTCTTCTTGTAGTTTTAATAGATCATCAAAATCTCTTTCCACACATTCAGGAATAAGATTAGCTTCTATTAAAGCTAACAACATAAATTGATTGACTGTTACTCCTGCTTCTACCAACCTTTCCAGTCTCAATTCCATATTAGTCCTCCTTCTCTAATTCTTTCAAGATCTTATTAGCAATAGCAATTCTCCTTTCATATTTCCTTCTAATAATCTCACTTACTAGAAAAATAGTTGTCTTAGATGGAAGCTTTAGATTAATTAATTCAGATAGACTCCATACTTTATCTTCTAGTGTTTTTGCTCTTAGTAATTCAGCAATTTTTGTGGCATTTTCTTTTCCTAATCTCACCACCACTCTTACATTGAAAATGTCTTTTCCATAACCCTTCATATCTCTTTCACAATTTAAGATTGTTTGTTATTAAGTTTTCTCTCTCATAAATATAAGTTTAAAGGTTAAATAAACATGTTTTTAAGCGTTTTAAGACAGTTTTATACTATAGTTGAACAACTGATTCATTTTAAAGAAAAAATGCCTTAAAATGGCTTATTTTAAAGCTAAAGACAACTGTAATGCTTTTGCTTCTGCTTTATCTACATGACTAGTAATATCTATTTCTTTAGCATCTATAGTCCTTTCTATTTTAGCATCACATAGAGTGTCTCTAATCTTTTTTAGATGTTCTTCACTATAGTCTGAGATAAATATTTTACTATTAGGAGCTCCATATGTAATGGTTAACCTAAAATTAGTTCCTGTATCTACTATATCATCGATGTAATAGATTAATTGTGTGTTTAATATCTCTGTTCTAATCCTGCCTATTCTCACAGGCTTGCTCTCTATCTTTATTAACATTTTCTTTAGGTATTTGTTCTAAATAATAATTAATTGCTTTGATTGCATTATCTGGCAGTTGTTTTGCCTCTTCATTGTTATTTACATATTCTAATACAGAACCTATTCCTATTATTTTATAAAGAGAACTTGTTCTAGGAATAAAAGCAAATATTAGTAAGCATATAGCAAACATATACATAGATTTCATTAATAGCTTTGCATAGTAGTCTTTAAGAGTCTCATTTTCTTCTGTATACATTGCTGTTACTATTGCCATTATTACCATTGCTACTGCAGATAAGATTGTTAGTATAAAAAATACTAGTCCTATAGAATCTGCAGACTCTATCAAATATAATGCCCAATAACTATTCATCTTCTGATCTTTTAATTATTTGTAGACTTTCTTTATCTACTAACTGCCACCAAATTATAGCAAGCACAACATTTACATATAATAGAAGCTCATTCACTTTGACTTTTTTCTAAATAATTATTTACTGCTTTAATGAAGTTTTCAGGCAACTCTTTTACTTTTTCATTTGTTTTGCTATATTCTATAACAGTTCCTAATCCTATTATTCTATAACAAGACTTTGTAGAAGGAAGCAATGTTACAGACAATATTAGTACTGCCAATATTGGTGTTATCTTTTTAAGATGCTTTTTAGCAAGTTCTTTTTCTTTTTCATCTCTTGCTATAGAAGCAACTATTAAGAACACAATAAAAAGTATAGACACAATAATTAGTATTATACTTAACAAAGCAATAAAGTTGTCTGCTTGTTCAATAAAATAAAGTAACCAGTAACTATTCATCTTCTGAACATTTAATAATTTGTAAATTTTCTTTATTCACTAGTTGCCACCAACATAATAATCCATTAGGATCATCATTCTTAGCTTGCAATTTAATGATCATACTTTCAGCTTCTTCTATAGAATTAGCTTCTCCTACTAAATCTCTCATACCTCCTTTAGGATAAATATCTGAGCTAAAAAATACTAGAATTTTATTCTTCATAATAATGTTTCTTTAAATAATTATTTAATACTCTAATTCTTTTTTATAAAGATTCAGCAAACATAGAATTGTTCGTTAGCTTCTTCAATGCTATTAAATAGTCTATCTCCAGAACTAAATGATAGGCAAACCTTCTTAGGGTTTTCCAGCATCCTAACTTCTTTAAGATAATAAACTTTATTTTCTTTATCGCACACATAAATGTCTTTTGTTGAAAGTTCTATGTCTTCTTCTATTCTTAAATCTATTATCTTAGAATTAGGGTATCCTTTTAAGAAAGCATTTAACTTTATTTTTAATACATTTTCAGACCAAAATAATTCTCTATCATGTCTTATAATAAAAGCTCCTACTGTGCAAGGACACTTCATATTTTTAGTAGCATGTTTATAATATGTTATTATCTCCTTATTATAGCTTCCACCCCAATGCAGTCTTAGATTTTCTTTAAAAAGCTTACTTAAGACCTTTTCTTCATCACAGATATTAAAGATTACAACTATATCTTCATTATCAGTACTCATAAGGTATAATATGAATTTGGTTACCTATCTCAACAACTTGATGCATCTCTAGATAATCAGATTTTTCCCAATAGTCTAGAGCATCCTGAAGATTATCAAAATGTTTAACTTTATCCCATTTAGTAGAATAAATATTAGCTTGTGGAGTTTTATAGAACCTATAATCTCCATTGTTAAATCCTAAAGGCTTTTTCATAATTAAATAATAGTTTTTTCTTTTGTTTTTGTATCTTGAATAATAATAGTAACATCTGGAGTAGTGTCTAGTAATTCAGCTAATTCCTCTTTTGTTATCACTCTAAAGTTTATTTCTGGAATAACATTTCTATAGAAGCACTCCTCTTTTGTTATTATCCAACTATACCTTCCATATTTTTTATAAGACTCAGTATCAGGAACTGCTCCATCCCAGTCATAATTATTAGAAACTATAAATAAATCTCCTTTGTCTCTATAGAGAATAACATGTTTTATACTTTTACATCCTTCTTTATAAGAAACATAAGCATTATCTTGCCCTACTTTTTTTATAAAGTCGCAAAGCTTTTTAAATAAGTCTTGTTTATTCATTTTTTCTTAGTATTATAAGATCTTCTAAACTTTTTCACTTTATAATTATTAATCTTTTCTTTAGACTGATAATCATCAAAGTAATTATTCTTTTTCTTAGCCATATCTTTCAGAATTAATGATCATATTTTCTTTTTATCTCTTTACAACTCTTTTTAAAATCATATATACATTTAGGTAGAGATACTATTAAGAATAAAGATATAGAAGCTATATAAGCCCATATCTCATGTTCTTCTTTTATTCTACTCTGATAGTATATTGCTGCAAATAATAATGATCCCAGTATGAAAGAGAAAAGAATATTAAAAGCTAATTCAATCAAGAACTCTTTTAGATAAATTTTCTTTATTGGGTGCATACTATTCTTTTTTGTGTTTAATTTCAGAATATAGTTCTACTATCTCTTCATTAATAGGAATATAATCCCAATATCCAGATTTAAAACAAGATTCTATAGTTTCTGCTGCCATTCTAAGAGGCTCTTCTGTATATTGATTTATTCCTATTATAAATAGTTTATATGATATATTAGACATACTTTTCCTATTCTCTACTCTAACAGGAACACTTAATTTAGAATTAAATTTATCGTAAAGTATTGTAGTAGTTCCTGATCTTAAAGTGGATAAGAATGAGGCCAATTCTAATACAGCTTTAGATTTATCATGAATCATAACTTCTATATTAGATTCTTTAGCTTTTTCTAATAGAAAGTCTATTGTTTGAAGTTCTTTTCCCCTTTTTACATCTGGGAATCCTCCATGTAATCCTCCCCACCTATTACTTAGAAATTCTTTTTCAAATAGTATATCTATTAATTTTTCTAATAATTTATTTTTACTATTTGAAGGATCTTTCCATAATAGCTTATACAGATCACTTCCTCCCATTTTTTCTGTAGAAATATACAGCCTCTGAGAGTCTGTAGTATAAGCTAATGTAATAAGTTTGTTCTTGTTTTTAAAAATAATCTCCATCTGTTAAATTTTTAATTCTATTTCAAAATCTGCTAGTTTTCTTAGATCACTAGTTGGGACTTTGACTACCATATCTTGTACTCCAAATCTTCTATATGGAATATAAAAGTCATAAGGAATATTATATGTTAGTTCTTTACCTTTTATCTTTTCACTAATATAAGAAGGAAGTTTTTCTCTTTTAACATATAATGCTGTTTCTCCTGTAGAAAAGATTATGTAGTCTTCTTCACCATATATCCATCCAGGATTACCTTTTATATTAAGAATTTCTATCCAGTGAATAGTTCCATCTAAAACATTAGATCCTCTGCTAGCTCTTTTACATGCTTTTACATCGTAACTAATCCAAGGACTATTAATATCTTGTCTCCACCAAAAGTCTATATGCTTTTGCATGTCTTCTATCTTAGAAGCTCTTTTAATCTCTCCTTGAAAATATTCTTGATGTATCTGCATCATTCTATTCTCAAAATCTTTTCCATATTTCCATACTTCTTTTATTGTTACCATCTTCTTCCCTACTTATCACACTCAATAAGGTAACTAAAATAAGATTATGTGTTGTTAAACTTAAATTTTAAATCTCTAAATATTTTTCGATAAAAGCTTTTTCTGTAATTACACTCACTATAGTAGCATCATACTTTCTACATTTATTATAAACAAGCCTATGTAGTAGTTCTTCTTTAGTATAATAAGCATTTCTACCTACTACTTCAAATATTAAATTATCCTCATCATCTTTTCTAAAAACATATACTGGAAATACCATAGAGGCTTTAGAAGACTTTAATATGAAGAATAAATATCTCTTATTTGGAAACTCATTAAACTTTGTTTCTTTAAACTCTTGAAAAGTCATACCATTTCCTCCTCAAATTCTTCTAATATAGAGTTTAGTAGATATACAGTGTCTACTTTAAAACTAAATTTTTTTAATAACATTTTTATAAGCTCTTCTTTTTTATAGGCAGCTGCTTCTCCAGGTACTAGAAAATTTCTACTATAAGTTTCTTCTACAACTAGTAAAGGTCCTATTCCATAACCAGCATCTCCTTTAAGAATGAAAAGTAAGCTTTCTCTTCCTTTTCTAGGATAATCTTTCTCTAAAAACTCTTTTACAGTCATACTACATTATTTTTACTTCATATAAGATATTATACATTCTATCAAAGTTGGAGTCATTCATCCAGCATTTAGCTTTATCACTTACCCAATAAATTTGAACTGTAACTTTCTTTGAAAAGAATGTAGATGTTTTCTTGATAACAATTATTTCTAAAGTCTCTCCTGTAGTTTTTCTAGTAACTAAATAATGCTTGTTTTCTTCTAAATCTTTTAAACTATACATTGCATTTTAATTGTTAAGTCAATAATAGGTTCTTCTGAAGAGATATTGTGTTCTTCTAATTCTTCTAATAAGTTTACTTTTTTAAAGTCTCCTTCTATAGAGAACAAAGATAGTGAGTAGTGTTTCCCACTATCTTTTGCTATTGCACCCTTTAATAGAAGTCGCTTTTTAATACTTTTATTTTCTTTTAAAGAAGACAGTTTTGAGTCTGATATTAAACAAAGCCTATCAGCCCCATAAAGTTTACTAGTTGTAGATTGGTTGCTGCATCCTATCAACTCTATAATATCACTATTATAAGATAAAGTTATTCTCTTTATAGGTGTTTGAGAAATAGTCTCTTTAAAAAAGCATAATTTATAAAAACTAAAGAAGTTTCTGGAGATTAAAAAATAATCTCTTATAGTCCTGTGGTTATTAAAATTAGAAAATCTTAGAAGATTCTTTCTATTTCTTAATACACAGCTTTCTTTTTCTTCTATAAATTTTAGCTTTCTTATAGTCTTTGCTAAAAAAACAAGTATAAATTCTAGATGATTAAGATGTTTTCTATGTATTAAATAAAATTGCAAAGTATCCATGTCATATAAAATAAATTAAACTGAAATCTGGTCTTCTATCTAACTCTTCATCAAAAATATCCATTAGAATAGGTCTCATATCTTCTGTATTCTTTTTTATAGACTTTATATCTTCTATTTTAAAAAATCCATTACTATAAAAGCCCTCTCTTCTATCAAAATATTTTCTGTTTCCTGTTCCAAAATAATGACTACATAAAGTTAGATATATTGGATAAGGTCCTGCCTCTTTTAAATAGTATAGAGTATTAGGTTTATTAAAATAATAATCCCAGCTTTCTTTACATTGTAGAGAAAAAGACATATCTTGATGAAGGCAATATATTTGCTCATATGGACCTATTACTTCAACAAATAATAAAGAATTACTGATTTCTAAACATTTGCATTTAAATGGATTACTTAAATTATCTGCACAAGCCATTGTACAAGTTCCTCTGTCCAAATCAATTGCTTCTAGAAATAAATTAATCTTGCTAAGACTTTTTATTTTATCCTTCCTTACTAATAAATATATAGAATACAACATACTATTTATTTTTAATTCTTCTTTTAATCTCTTCTGTAGAAACCTCTTCTAAATAGTTGTTCTTATTTACTGGCTTATCTTCTATATATCCTAGTACATAGTTGAAATTAGGTTTAGGACTACTAAAATCTAACATCTTTTTCTTATAAATACTTTCACTTAAGGTTTTCATAATAAATAATTTTTCAGGGTTTTAATTAAAAAGGTAAATTATACTAGCAAATTGCTATTAAAAACATAATTCCTATATAGATAATTATCCTCTGTCCTCTACTTATACTACTAGTACTTATTGTTCTAGTAACACAAAATATTATTAGAGCTAGAATAACTATTATAAAAATAATTAACTTAACCATATCTATTCCTCACATTCTATTTTAGTAGTGGCAATATAATTATAACCATCTCTACTTTCGTAAGCCTCTTCCTTTGTAGAGTAAATACAAGCTCCATAATGTTTTGTAAATACATTTACTTTATAAATATTTATCCAACCTTTTTTGCTTCTTCTAAATTAAATGGTTTCATAGTTTTATTTATTAAAATCCCATTCCCAATTCCATTCTTTTTGACATATCCCCAGCTCACAATAATTATTGCCCTTGTGATTATCTAGTTCCTGATATAAAGATTTAACAAGCTCTTTCTCTCTGCTATCTAGCTTTGATAATAACTTATCCATGTCTTTTTGGGTGAATGTGTAATAGAAAGCTAATGCCTTACTAATAATTTCTTTCGCTTCATCTAATGATGTGGTAGAAAAATCTTTTCCTCTCACATTAAAAAAGAATCTGCCTTCAGAATTTATTTCTATTTCAATATTTTTATATATCCATTTCATGTTTATTTCATTTTTCTTTGTTTTCTACTTAATTTCTTCTTCCCTTTATAAGGATTAGGTTTTCCAGCCCTATGCTATACTTATGAAAAAATATTTGGTGTCCCATGATTTTTAGATTTAGTTTGTTGAATATGTGTTGTTAGAAAACTATTTTAAAAATAGTCTATGTGGTTTAGGAAAATTCGTTTAAAAAGGTTTTGATAGTGTTTTTTAATTAAAAAAGAAAAGAGGATAGATTGCTCTACCCTCTTAATTACTAGTTCTCTCCATTCAGAATTTCAGTTTGAATGTAATCCTCTTCATCTATAAAGTCAGTCGTTTCTACAAAAGAATCTTCGTAATTAGGATCACTCTCATTGATACAGAAAACAACATTTCTGTAAATCGGTAATCCTTGATGTAAATGAACTTTTGCAGGGGTTCCCTTAGCTTCATTCGCAGGTGTTATTTTGGGGTACTGAACTCTATCTTCAGTTCTCCAAAATGGTTCACCTACTTGCTCCCTTACTGAAATTCTACATTTAGGGAAAATATCTACTAGATTGGAACCTACCTTTAAATCGTAAGTTTCTACGATTAGTTTATCTATAGATAAGGTTAGGCTTCTTTCTTGTCTGAATAAGCCTGCCCCCCTAGCTACAATAGTAGCACTTTGGATTTTTACTCTTACAAAATCAGGATTTTTACTTTCTCCAAAGACAATTCCTTCAGATTCATTGAAAGGTAATACATAAACACCTGGTTGTTTTACTAATTTTGTTGCCATAATGATAAGATTTAAATGTTATAAAATAAGTTAATTAGATAATGAAGTTTTAAGAGAAGATACTTTAAACTGTTTAATAGAACTTGTATCTGAAGTTTTTGACAGCTATTATTAATCAAGGATGGTGTAGGAGAGGATTTTGGAGTGAAAATGGGAAGATAAGTCTAAAATATGAAATTTTATTCTCTCCTCCTCACTTAGTCTCTTCCACACATTAACTTTAAAACCCTTAATAGGCTGTTCTAAAGCATTAACAATAAAGCTATAAGGCAAGACCATATGTCTAATAGCCTTCTCATAAACAGGTTCTTCATATACCACTTCCTCAGTAATATATTGTTTTTCACCTTTCTTATTAAGAAGAGGTTTAATAACACCTGTTTTATGATCCTTATAAGTTCTAAGTAGTTTAACCACTTTAGTTTTAATATTCTTCCTTAGAAGAACACTCCCTTCTAATTCCATAGTCAGGGAGATTTGCGAATCTTTTTTAATCATAGTTAATATACTATAAGACAACATTATTGTTGCCAATATTGGGCAGAAGATGTCTGTATTTTTTATTTTTATTATATATTATTGTTACATATAGTTTAATATATTATATACAACTAAGTGCAACATCTAATAAAAAATAGATGTCACTGAGGTAAAATTTATCATAAAGTGGCCAAAAATTATCATATATTTTCAAACCATTTTCAAACAAATTAAAATAATACAAATTAAATGTATAAACATAAAGGTACCTGTCTAAAACTAATATAATAATAAAATTAGACTTGTACCTAATATCTATTTTATCAGATATATGTAGTATACCTTATATGTTTTTATAGCTTATATAAGCTAATCCTTATATGTGTTTACAAGATAATTATGAAATTTTGTATCAAAATTTCATAGGTGTAGTATACTTACATCTCAAGAATACTTAGAGGTTAGTTATCACTACATATAGCGATCACTACATATAAAGAATTAGAAGATATAAAATAAAAATAACCTCTAATGCAAACACATATAATGTGAAGCAAAAGAGGTTAAAACTAATTATTATGAACAAACAGAATATTAATAGCAATTTAATTTTAAGAATAAATAATAATATTGCCAAGGTTTAGTAGTAGATGTCTGTATTTTATTTTGTTTTTAATATCTATCTTTACCTTAACCTCTATGTAAAGATAGGCTAAGTATAAATAACCTCTAAGTATCGCTTATATGTGCTTTCACTAAGTGCTAAGTACAAGATAGATATGGTTTAGCTACATATAAAATATAAACAATATAAGCTATAACTAACCTCTAAGTATACTACACCTAGCTAATTAGACAGATATGATTTTATAGAGATTAAGTGTAAAAATAGATAAGATTTACTATACCTATTGTGTTAGAAAATATATCTATAAAAATAGATAAAAATAGGGCAATTTTGAAGAAAAATAGGAATTTTGCTATATAATTCTGTGATTTTTATTTTTTGGAGTACCAATCTTGAGTATATATATATTATATAAT